GCAATTGTCAAGACTTTTTTGAAAATTTTATACGCGTTGCGTGCAAATGTTTGAGCGTTCATACAGCCCTGTGCTGTGTGGGCGCTTTTCTTTTTTGTCCTTCGTTGTGCGTTCGTTGTCCTTCGCTTTTTGCTGATGCGGTACACTAGGAGCACAAGGAGGGATGCTTTATGAGCTATTATCCGACACCCGGAGCACCTTACGTTCCACAGCAGCCTGTCAATCCTTACGGCGGCATGGGAACGGTAGGCCTTTCCACTCCCCTGCCAAACACGCAGATGCAACAGATACAACCGCAGCGTCCGCAGCCGATGAATGGGCAGCAGCCTGTTCAGCAGTCGGCACAAGATGGCGGTTGGTTACTCGGCAGACCAGTTTCCAGCAGAGAAGAATTTCTGGCGATACCGTCTGACCTGTACGGCAGACCAACCTACTGCCCGGACTTGCGTAGCGGCGTGATCTACTGCAAGCGGCTCAACCCGGACACCTGTGAATCCTATGTGCAAGAGTTTTACAGCCCGGAAGCGTGGCGACAGATGCAAGCACAACAGGCACATCAGACCGCTGCACCGACACAGCAGTATGTGCCTATTGAGCAGTATAACGCCCTTGTGCATCGGCTGGATGAACTGGAAAAATGGCAGAAAAGCTTTTCTAAGCCCTCTGCCACCGCAAAGAAAGGAGAATAAATAATGTCCTCTCCGTTTGATATGATTACTCACAGCCCTATCATGCAGCTGGCAAATCTGGCTCGCGCCGGACAAAACCCGATGGGGCTTATCCAGCAGTTGGGTGGGCAAAGCGCACCCATTATGCAGGGGCTGAACCTGATTCAGGGCAAGAACGAAGCACAGCTCCGAACGATGGCGCAGAACCTCGCTAAAGAGCGTGGCATCGACCTGAACCAGCTGGCAAGCGTCCTGAACCTGACGCTGCCCCGATAACGCATCCCTCTAAGCGAAACGCTTCTCAGTTTTGCGGACTTGATAAAAACCGCTTTTATCTGGCTTTGCCCATCGCATACGGCGGTGGGATAGCATAACGCAAAACTGAAAGGAGTTTTGTTATGGACGATTTTGCAACTGGCTATCTGGCTGGGCAGGACGGCGGCAATAACAACGGCGGATTCTTTGGCAACGAAGGTCTGTGGGCGGTTATTATCCTCGCCATCATCTTCGGCTGGGGCACGAACGGCTATGGCCGGAACGGTGGCGACAACGGCATGAACGCCTACATCCCCTATCTGGTCGGCACTGGCGCAACTGGTCAGGGCGGTGCAGACACCCGCGCAGCTCTGTCTGAGGGCTTCTACCAGCAGGATACCTCCCGCTCTCTGGCGGGGATCCAGAGCGGTATCTGCTCTCTGGGCTATGACCAACTCGCACAGATGAACACCCTCAACGCCGCTATTGCTGGCGGATTTGCTGGCACCAATCAGGCCATCTGTCAGCTTGGCTACCAGAACGCACAGCTCGTGAACGGTCTGGAACGCAGCGTGTCCAACGGCGACAATGCCATCAGCCTTGCCATCATGCAGGAGGGCAACGCACGGCAGGCGGGTCAGACCGCACTTGCCACGCAGCTGGCATCTTGCTGCTGCGAGAACAAGCAGATGATCGGCGACCTGAAGTATACCATCGCAACGGAAGACTGCGCTACCCGTCAGGCTATCGCAGACAACGCCCGTGCAGTTATCGACAACTGCAACGCAAACTACCGAGCTATGATGGACTACTTCACGCAGGATAAGATTGCCACTCTGACCGCTGAGAACCAGAGCCTCAAGTTCGCGGCTTCTCAGGATCGTCAGAATGCGCTTCTGACCACTGCAATGAACGCACAGACCGACACCATTCTGAACCGGGTTAATCCTCGTCCGATTCCCGCTTATCAGGTGGCAAATCCCAACGTGGGCGTGAACTGCTGCGGCTGCTGCTAACCAACACACTCCCCGATAACACCGGGTGAACCATCGGGGCAGGGGTAGGACACCTCTGCCCCTGATTTTTTAGGAGGAAAACATTATGGCTTGCAAAACAAGCTGCAAACTCTGCCCGCATCTGGTGCTGAGCCAGTCCGTTACGTTCGCTAATGACACGCTGACCATCAACATTCCTGCTGGCGCATACCAGAACGGAGAGAAATATTGCATCGTGGTTGCCCAGAGCATACCGGACACGACCACCATCAACGCCCCTGTGGTCATTACCATCGGCGCAGGCACGACCGCATACCCTCTGACCGACTGCAACTGCGCTCAGGCAACCGCTGAGAGCATCCACACTCGCACCCGCTACGCTACTCGTGTGGCAACGTCTGCGACCGGCACCGGAACATTCAAATATCTTGGCTGCTTCTGCCGTTCCCACGCTGGCGCGCCTGCGTCCATTTCTTGAGGAGGTGTAGATTATGGGCAAGACTAATTTTCGCCGCATGATGATGCTCCGTGACCACGACAAAAACCGTGAGCCGGAACGTGACCGCCTTGAGGAAGAGCGTGACCGCAGGGAACGTGAGATGGAACGCCGTCTGCGTAAGCTGGAAGGTGGCAACGACCGCTATCCATACTATCCGCAGGAGGAAAACCGCTACATCGACCCTTACCCTATCCCCCGCTACCCTGACGTTGAGTATGGGCGCAAAATGCCGCAAATCGGCTTCTCGCAGAACGGCGACTGGGACAAGCGGTCTGGGCAGTACGAACTTGGCGGTGCAGACAGTCGTTCCATCAAGATGCCGCGTCAGCACCTCACTCACGATGAAGCGGAGGAATGGTGTGACAGCATGGTGAATGCTGACGGCACGAAGGGTTGTCACTGGACGCTGGAACAGACGCAGGACGTTGCCAAACAGCGCAATATCACCTGCGACCCGAACGATTTCTGGGCTGTCATGAACATGATGTACTCGGATTATTGTCAGGTCGCAAAGCGTCAGTCCGTTGACACTCCGGGCTTCTACGCCGATATGGCAAAGGCATTCCTTGAGGACGCAGATGCCGCAGATGGCAAGGCGTATCTCTACTGGGATTGCATTGCTGATAAGTAAAAAATCCCCCTGTGTAGCCGTTAAAAACTACACAGGGGGATTTTTCTATACGTTATATCCAAACGCTTTCATTATCTTTTCTTGCAGTTGCTTTGCTTTTTCTTTTGCTTCAGCTTCTCTTTCTTCTGGCGTTTGATTGTCCAATGGGAATCTTGGCCTTTTGGGAAGTTGTGCCGGTTTCGGCAAATTCGCCCAGTGTGTTACAATATCGTGTTCTGGTATTATTTTTCCTTCTTCCGTATACACGCTGTCGAACCATCCCTTCCTAATAAAATATGCGGCATTTACATAACTTTTCCCTGTATGCCCATCCTCAACAGAAATAATATATTTCTCGTCAGTTTGTTCTGGCGGGAGTCCTTCTTTTTCGATAGAATGCCAAACTATACATCCCGTCTCAACATAATTGACATTTGTGACATCCGACCGTTCTTTAGCCCATTCTTCATACGCCAATGAATCAGTTTCACTAGAGTGTTCTACTTCCATCTTATTCTTCCTTTCTCTCATGTGCTGTCATTGCGACTACACAGGGGTTTATTGTTATTCCCAAAGCAAACATTTTGATTTTAGATTAAATAAGTCGTGCGGATGGAATACAAGACTCTTGTCAAGTTCCACAATACTAACAACAAAAAACTTGCCGGGAACTTCTCGTTCGATTTTCGCTTTCGCTTCTTCCTTGCTGTTTGCAAACAAGACGAACGGAGTTTGGAAGTGTCTGCATTTTTCGTCATCATTGTACTGGATTTCGACCCAATAAAAATTTTCCATATATCGCTCCTTTGCCATCTTAATATTTTACAGGCGGTTCAGGTAACGGCATCCAGTATGTAACATTGTGAGGTTTTCCGTTTTTATCTCGCCATTCACCAAAGTCTTGCTCATATCCAACAATATCAACATCAAATTCGTCTGGGCTAAATCCAATAACATACGGATTGTATTCGTCTGGCATCTCATTTTTCACGTTTATCCACTGCCCAATTTTAGGGGCGTTTGAAATGTCATACGAACAGTATCCAATACATTGAACTGCCCCTAACTCATCCACGAGGTTCCTGTTTCCAATCTTCGTGACGCAAACATCATGAACCCTCTGCCACCCACTCTTGTAATCGGAATATTCGTCTTGTGAAATTACGATATTTTCTGGGTTCAATTCCTTTCTCCCACAGGTTAGGTTCCATTCATTTGCAATTCTCTGCTTCATTTCGTATTCATTGGCAAACACTCTTGTTTCATTTAGAGCGTTTTTCAAAGAACCACGATGAGGTCTATAAGCAATCATAGGCCAACCCTCCATACAACTTGGCGTTTATCTTTCAATCAATTCCTTGATATACAGCGTTTCAAATTTTGTTAGATGGGGATACTCGCTTCGAGCCATTTTTTCTGCCTGTGCTTCAACGCTGAGAATACTTTCAAAATCATCATTTACACTAATGGTGTAACACATACACTCGTGGTCATGCTTTCCGTTCCAACCTTCAAAAAGAGCAACAAATTTTTTCATAATGTATCCCTCCTTAAATCTTAGTTTTTATTGTTTTGCTTAATTTCTTCTTCAACCACAATATACGGAATGTTCTCCAAAGATGCTCTAAGTAACGCAATCACCGCTCTGCCAGATTTTCCGTCTGCCAATTTTGATACATCTTTTAGCTTTTTTAAGACGTCTTCTCGCTTCACATACTTACCCATTATGATTCTCCTTAAAACTCATCATTTCAAATAATGTGCCGGAGCATCTTTCATAAGAAGTAAAACAATCTGCTCGTATCGTTTATGCGCTTCTTCTGTAATGGCGTATTCCAACACTCTCACATCAGAAAACTGTAGGTTTTCTGCAAGAATTTTGAGCGTTGAAGTTGGCTCCAACACTCCATTTCCATTCTTGAACTTGTAAACACTCTTGCACAACGCAACCAAATCATTGTCACTAACATGGGTGATATAGTTGTTCATTTCTCCGTAAGTCATAATATTCTCCTTAAATTCTCAGCTTTTATCAAATTATTCTTTTGCAGCGTCCAGAAGAATTTTGGCGAGTTCTTTCGCTTGTTTTACTGTAAGATGAACCTCTTGGCATTCAACGTCAACGAAAAACACGACACGATTCGTCTCTTTATCTTTGTGAATGCTAAAGTTCACTGGACTGTCGTATTCGTCGGATGCTTCTAAGCATTTATAGTTTGATTTCATTAAGAACCCTCCTGAATCTTAACTTTTATTGTTATTTCGAATAATGCGATGGAGCGTCTTTGGTATAGTACAGCTCCATATCTGCCTTGTACATATCAAGTTGTCTTTTGCTATCTACAAGCGTGTTAAAGCTAAATCCCGCCGCAAAAGATACGGCGATTGACAAAATCAAGTGCGCTGCGACCCATTTACCAGCAAAGATAAACGGAATCTGAACTGCTACAGCAAAGACATCGAACAAAAGAACGTAAATGCCACGTTTAACCATTTTCTGTAAACGAATAATGCTTCCTTCGTAAAATTCCTTCGACTTCATCATGCGCCAATCCTCCAACTCAGTCCTTTTTATCCAATACGAACTTTACAAGTTCTTCAATTTCTTTCAAATCGATGATTATTTCATACCATCCCGCTGAATGTCCTCTATCGTAAGCATACTCCCAAATTTTTGCCGCTTTCTTTTCTGAAATCCCAAAACCGACTTCTTCTTGAATCGTCTTATAAATCTCTTCGTAGATTTCATCTCTACGCTTCATTTTCTCTTGATTCAGTCGCTTAACTTCCTTGTCGTAATCATCGTTGTTCTTTTGTGCTTGTTCTTTGTTCCACTTTACCGACTTATCTTCGTCAAACACAAAATTTGATGGGACTCGCTTGAAGCCATAAGGCTTGCATCCCATATTTGCCATTGCTTCAAATTTCTGCCCAATGCCAATCCATACGTCATTCATCTAAGAAATCCTCCAACTCAATCTTCCCCTCTGCCGCCGCCACCGCCAGAGCGTACACGAACTGCCCAATCGTCATACCGTGCCGTCTTGCTTCACGGTTGATGTACTTGCGCTCCTCCTCGCTCATAAGGATGGTAATGCGCTTTGAACGCTTGCCATCACCGCTTGCAACGCCCTGATGCGATTCCGGCATCGGGATTTTTTTCTTTGTCAAGCCAGCTTCGGCTAGCGCACTAGGAACATCGCCTTGTTCAATAAGACGTTGAACTTCTTTCGCCTGTTTCAGCTTCTTTGGCTTACTTTCGCTTACTACGGCATTGTTTGGTTGTGTTTCGCTGTCTTTGGCTTGCTTCGGCTTAATACTGCTTAACTGTGCTTCATTAGGCTTTGCATGGCTGTCTGTGGCTTCACTGGGCTTAATTGGTGCTTGTTCGGCTTCGTTCGGCTTTGCTTGGCTCACTTCTTCTTCCTTTGGCTCACTTCGGCTTAATGTCGGTTCCGAAAAAATAGGCTGAAAATCAAACCCGCCAAGCAAGCCTGTGGATTTTTTGCTGGTTGACTTCATTCTTCTGCGCCGTCCTTACAATACTTTTCATCAACAAACCGGCCTTCTTCATCTATAAAAAATTCATCTGTCTCCCATCTTGCATCACAATTTTCATAATCTTCGCAAGATGCGACAGAACAGCCGATTCCGCCGACATCTGTTTTCTTAAATTTTGTTGAAATCTTACCGTTTTTCCTTATTTTGTAATCTAAAGAATACTGGCACAAAACACTTACCACAATGCCTTTCCCGCACAACGGACATGATTTTATAATTTTACTCATTTTTTCCTCCCACAATCATCTGCGCCAACGCCTTGAAATCCTCTGCGCTGGTGCTCTTTGCCGTGTCGCCACTAAACAGGCTGTGCCGCTCTGCCTGAGCCTTACGAACGCCCATAGACGGTCTAATCTTCACATCCAACAGAGTTGTACCCATATTTTGTGCAATCACAGGAAGCTGCTCCACAACCTCTTTGGACAGGTTCTCACGGCTCTTGTACTGGTTCAGAAGCAGACCTTCAATCTTCAATGTCGGATTGAAGTATCTGCGAACATCGCCGATGGTCTGCGAGAGCTGGCTCAAACCAGCCAGTGCGTAACGGTCTGCCGTGATGGGTACGATGATGCTGTTGGCTGCGATCAGTGCGTTCACAAGCGCAAGACCAAGCTGCGGGGGAGTGTCCAGCACAATATAATCGTACTGCTCAGACACGCTTTCAAGGGCTTCTCTCAGCCGGAAGTTCTTGCCCATGTCCCTGACAAGCTGCTCGTCAATGTCCTTCAATGCGCTGTCAGACGGAAGAATGTCACCAGCTTCACAGTGCTGGATTCCTTCCTCGACCGTGCCTTGCCGGGTCATCACGTCAAACAGGGTGCATACGTCCTCTGTCTGTGCGCCGTAAGTGTCCGTTGCGTTGCACTGGGCATCGCAGTCCACCAGCAGAACTTTCTTGCCAAGCAGCTGCAACGCACCAGCCAGACAGGTGCTTGTGGTGGTCTTTCCTGTGCCGCCCTTCTGGTTGGCGACAGCTATGATTTTTGCCATTTTATCACTCTTTCTTTTATTTGATGCGTCTGATTATTTTGCGGCATGCTTTCTCATTGCTATGTCAATCTTTTTAACGCCAAGGGGAAGCATCTGACGATGGCTGACTTCGGGCATATCTTTGTTCGTCATCATATCTTTAAGAATTTTACGAGAATTGGTCATATATGCGCCGCAAAGTGCGCACCAATTATAAAATCCGTTTTGAACTGTAAACATTTTGCAGCCAGAACATTCGTAATAGCCGTATTCATTGCCATCTTCGTCTGTTTTTCTGCAATATACCCACTTTGCCGTTTTTCTTTCGGGCTTTGGAATCTCAACTCTCATGTTTTGCCTCCATTCACTGCTTCAATTTCATAAAACGCAGGAAGATATTCGTCAATCGCACCTTCTTTCTTCAAGCTGCCGATCAGATACCGCTTCGGGTGGTCAGGCCAAGGGTCACGATTGATTGAAAGAATATCTGCACATGCAGCCTTTACAATGTCGTAGACTGCATCTCTCCGCTTTGGTAGCTTGATAGATGGATGCTCTTCCATCATCTTTACCTCAACTACCTTTGCAACCTCGATACACTCTTGAACCGACAGCGCATCACATACAGACCAATCGTATCCATCATATCCGCTTGTGCGGGGCTTCCTGCTTTCTTTTTTCTCGCTCGGCTTGGAATTTACCGTGCTATCCTTAACCTCGCTAAAATCGGCATCTATGGCGGGCTGGTTGGACTTGTATGCGAATCGGAACTCAACAGCTACAACCTTTCGACCCATGCAAATCTTCTCGAAGTCTACGACAATATCCGAAACATTGCTAATTTCCTCTACTGCTGGTTCGAGCACTCTGCGCCGTAAAGCCCGAAAGTCGTCATAACTTGGGTCGTTTGCTCCTATATGGTCACGTAACTGCTTCAAGCCAATCTTGTTCGATGACAATGAGTGGTTCATCCAATCACGAATCATGCTGTACATCAGAATAGACGCTTGCTGCTTCATCCCGATCGTATAGCGCAGGCGATATTTGACGTAGCCGCTTCTTGCAATATCGAAGAACACAGGCCGTAAGTCAGGATTGCAGTTGATTGAAACATCATAGGACAAGGATTCCCGATTGAACTTAACCTCTGCCTTTGTGAACAGTGGATACATCACATATTCCGTTCCATCTGCATTCAGTGGTACTGAAACCACGTTGCCCAAAAAGTGCTTAACTTGCGACTTCAAGTTCTTTGAATTGAGCTTCAAATCCAGCAGCTTGCAATATTCAGCCAGCGTAAACGACACGTTAGAGCTTTCTGGGTCTCTCGGATTGATACGGCTCAGATAGACCTCAAGCAGCCGAAGCTCGCCTGCTGTGTAGTCCGTAAACTTCGCCCAAACCAATGCCTTGCTCTTTTCGACAAGATTGTTTCCTGTCAATTCTGGCATTGCATCACCTCATTTCTTCTACCCTATTATACCACTGTATCGTGTACACGTCAATGATTCTGTACACGATTATTTTTCAACAATCGACTTCCACATTCTGTACACGATGCTCCACTTTTTGTACACGATACCCTCCACTTCTTGTACACGTTCCTCCACTTTATGTACACAATGTTCCACTTTTTGTACACGTTCTTACTATATATATAAACAAGAGATAAACAAGAGATAAATAATCATCATCAAATAGTGACGACGATACATTTTCAACAATTTCTTCTCTTCAACGGGCAGATTGTGGAAAACGACAACTTTTTTGCTGAATAAGAAACGTCTATCAAGCCCTATAACCTATCTGACGGTTCTATCGTGTACAGAAAATGGAGTGCAATCACACCAATAGGGGACGAATTGACAAGTCACTCTTTGATGAACGAAAATTTTACGAGAGCTCGTTAATTGCACCCGCAAAAATCCACCATTTACGTTTCTATGGGGGACAAAATGACAACCCAAAACCATATTTATAACAGAGCTATTGTGTACAAAAAGTGGAACACGTCCCCCTGTATACCTTAAAAACTTCGATAATTCGACAATCAGCGCAAAATGTTTTCCTCGTTGATGGTATAAGAATCGTTTCGTTTCATGGCTGAAGCTTCCCCACAGTCTTGTGCCTGATACAAGATCTGCATATTGGGCTGTGTTCCGTCTGGGTCTGGGTCGGTTTTGGTGGCCTGTGCCATTTCATAATGGCCAGTGACGGTACGGCAGACGGACACACGATCACGCAAAGTCGTGTGAAGGTTGGCTACCATTTCGCACAGAACGGCAAGGTAATCTGAGCCGTGATTGCCGTAGATCAGATAGCACAGCAGGTCGATTTCTTGCGGATGGGCTTCTTTGATATGCTCTATCAGCGTATCTCTCTTTCTCTCGGTGCTGGCATCGCCAGCCAGACTTTCCAATAATCCGGGATGCAAACAGGTGTCTATGTACGGTTTGGCCGCAACACCGCAGCACACGAACCACTTTATGATAGTAGGAGCATCTGGGGTCATTGTCCCTTGCTCGTAACGAAAAATGGATGTTCGGCCTATACCCATTTTGTCTGCAAGCTTCTGTTGGCTAAGTCCGGATTCTGCTCTTGCCATCTCTAACGCTTTTGCCACTCGTATCCTATAATCATCCATAAATACCCCTCTTTCGACAAAATGATATAAAATCAAAGAAATTTAACTGATATATTGTTCAAAATGTGAAACAATAATTGAAAAAATTCGCTGTTTCATTGAAACAGCGAGATGTGGTATAACTGTATTGTCAAAAATTTCCAAAGAGAAAGGAAACACAAAATGAAAGAAACTGCAATCTGGAACCATGAACGTATGCTGATCATTGACGGAATGCCTGCCAGCGTTCCCGATGGGCAACCACACACACCTGAACCGTGGGAGGAAAGCTAATGAACCGAACCGTAGACGCTCTGATTATTCCATACGCTCGCAGACGGACGCTGGAGCTTGTCCTGAGCCTTTCTGGGTACGAAGCCGATAAAGATGCTTACCTCGAAGCAAAAGGCATCCTAGAACGCGCCGCAGCCGCCTTAGACGATGGGCGAGACCCGGCAGATAGCATCGAACGCATTGACGGACAGCTCGTAGAGCTGTGATTGGAGGAAAGATGGACTTTACAAATGGATTCTATAAAGCCGAAAACCCTGTTGTTCTTGAAGAGGTGAAAACTTTCCTTCAGTCAATGGAACGGCGTGGAGCAACAGTCAAAGACTTGGACGATGCCATTGTGCAGCTAAACAATGTTTCGCACAGCATCAGCACAAACGCTCTCGTCAAAGCAGATGCGCTGGACAAGTTACCTGAAAACCCCTTTCGCTCTATGCTCAAAGACGCATTGCAAAATAAAGGATAAACAAATTCCATCGTGGCTTTATTGGACGCTCATTGTTACGTTAGCTTTCCCGATGAAAAACGATAGATGCGCAAAAAACATTCGATTTTTACGAAGTTGTTAAAATGGTATTGACTACACAACTGAAAGATGTATAATCATATCAAATGAACATCCGCATTTACAGATTGGGAGGATATACCACAATGAGCGAGCAGGAAAGAGCCAAGATTGACCGATTTATTGCATGGCTGCTGGAACACCCAGAAAAGATTCCAGTAGCAGAACAAGCGCTAGACCTAAAGTAACAGAAAACCCCTTGCGCAGAGCTACACCAGCCCGGCACAAGGGGTTTTTATTTTACCGGGCATGAACGTCACATCTTCTCGATTAAGTTCATCAGCGCTTCACGCTGTTCCTTCGGCATAGATTCAAGCTTTCTTCTAATCCGCTCCACTGCTGCATCAACTTCACTTTTCGGCTGCTGGGGCGGGTTTTCTTTTTGGTTGCCAGTGAGTTCCTCAACCGTAACACCTAGTGCGTTGGCTACTGGCAAAAGCATTTCATCTGGAAAATCTCTGTCGGTAGTCAGCATTTGAGAGATATAACCTCTGCTTTTTCCGATTTCTCTGCACACAAAGGATATATTCACACCTTTATCGGCAGCGATTTTCTTAGCTCGCTCCACATTGCGCATAGAAAAAGACCTCTCTTTTTGTGCAAATAGCCAAATGTTCACAGAATTGAAGATTGACTATTGAAAAATAGCCACTTGGCTAGTATAATATGAAGCACAGGGCAAACAAAAACCAAGACCCCTGACAAATCTATCGGGAAGTCGCTGGAAAATGTTCACTTTGTACCTCACAACTACATAGTAGCATATTTTCTAGTAAAATGCAAGCCCAGAAAGGAGAATGGCTAGTGAATCTTTCTAAAATCGACGAGTTTCGCAAGTTGCATGGTCTGTCTCGTACTGACTTGGAAGTAGCTGCTGGTTTGAGCAACGGCGCACTGGGCAAGTGGGAACGCTCCGCAAATGGGCCGAGCATTCGACAGCTTGTGAAAGTCGCTGATTACTTTCGAGTGTCGGTGGACGCTCTTCTTGTAAGAGATAAGCAGTAAATCTGTTCTTGAGAGCAGAGAAAAGCCAGAGAGCGGAGGAATGAGTATGGAAAGGTATCTGACCATTAAAATTGACCTTGAGTACCCCGAAGAAGCCAAGTTCGCCATTGACGCTGCGGCCAAGACCTACTCGGATTTCAAGCGTGAGCAGGCGACAAGGCGCTTTGTGGAGAACGGTTGTACTCCGGAAGACGCAGAGAAAATCGCAAAGTTCATCCAGTTTCTCGACCAGTGCTTTTCTGAACACAACGAAAGAGTCTTGAGAAAGGCAAGTGAGTCAGATGGAGGTTAAGAGCTGCGAACGCTGCGGAGCGCCTCTCGGCGAAGTCATCAAGACAAAACGGTATTGCGAAGAATGCGCAAATATAGTAAAGCGTAAGCAGATGGCCAAGTGGTGGAAAGAGCATTCGGATTATATCAAGTCTCCCACCCGCAAGGCCAGACCGGAAGGAAACCAGACACAAGAAAAGCCTAAGCCGAAGTACACCATCAAACAGATGAACGATAAAGCAAAAGAGCTTGGAATGAGCTACGGCCATTACAGCACTTTGCTTGTGCAAGAAAAGGTAGACCCTCCTGATGAACGGTAAATACTACGGCCAACGGGAAATCCGCTGGCGAAGCCGGGAGAAAGAGCGGCTGGAACACATCCAACGCAAGCGGAGGATGGCAAACGATGAAGAAAGCAATAAACAGCTTCAACAAAAGCAGTCCGTGGCAGAAGCGCTGGCAAAAGCGTGAATCTTTAAGACTGGAACATATCGAGAAAGAAAGAGTGAACAAAAATGAAAAAAATCAAAGTCAAAATCACATTCACCGAAGCAGTTCTCGGCACTTGGCCTAGCAACCAGAACATCGCCAGAGAGTTCATTGCCAGCAAGTCCCCTGATGCAAACACTATCGAGGACGAAGTTGCTGCTCTGGGCGCTGAGGCTGTGGCAGATAAGGGCATGACCGTGTTTCCTCGCAACGAGAACGGCGAACCCATCCTGTATGACTACCAGATTAAGGGATTCTTCAAGGATTCCTGCGGTATGCTTTCCCGCATCGGCGGCAAGACCGAAACCGGAAAAAAGAAAGCCGTCAACGAATCCGGAAAGCTGACGGCCTACAAGAAGGTCATTGATGGCCTGATTTTCATTCAGCCCCGCATGATTCCCATTCATGTGAACGGTGAGATTACCGAGTGCCAGCGCCCACTCCGTGCCCAGACTTCACAGGGCGAACGTGTAAGCCTTGCCAACAGCGAGCAGATTCCCGCTGGTTCGACCTGCGAGTTTGAGGTCATGCTGCTGGACGAATCCCACGAGAAGGTCGTGCTCGAGTGGCTGGACTACGGCGCTCTGCGTGGCATCGGCCAGTGGAGAAACAGCGGCAAAGGCCGCTATACCTACGAAATCCTCAATTAACCGCTATGGCAGAGTGGGGCTGTGCTGCACTCGGCGTGGAACGGCAACGGCATAGTGACGATTGGCTCGGAAATGCTAAGGCAACGTCTGGAGACGAAGCGACTTGAGCGGCAACGGCGATGCGCTGATTTGACTAGATCTGCAAAGGTATGGTGGAGCAAGGCTCAGACGAGCAATGGAATTGCATGGAACCGATACGAGCGGCACAGCGAAGGCTATGGATGCAAGGCGTAGTTTTGATAGGCAATGGCAAAGAATAGAAACGATAGGCTAAGGCATTGAGTAGCTAGGAGCAGAAAAGCAAAGGCATTGAGTTGCGAGGTAGTGCATTGCGAAGGCAAAGCAAAGCTCAGACCAGAAGAGTAAAGGCAAGGCGATTCACCGAAAAGCAACGGCAAAGCATGGTATAGCCGTGATTTGCAATGGCGAAAAACGAAAGGAGACAAGATGAAAGCATTTATTGAAGTTGCCCTGATGTGGGGCGTGGCGCTGGCGGTGGTTTTGGCGGTATTTCTGCTGAACTTCTGGATGGTGCATCACATCGAAATTCTGGTAGGCGCATCAGCTGCCCGTGGAATCATCACGGTATCTGTGGCGATGGCTACGGCGTGGATACTGAGTTTTGGAGGTAATAAGAGTGAAAAGCCTGAAAGCTAATGTCCTTTGCACGCTTGGAATCGCGTTAGCGATCTTTTCGGTAGGATGCGGCGATGCAATCCAGAAAAGCCAGAGCATAGTAGCAATGTTTGGATACGTTTTCCTTTCGTGCAGCTTCCTCGCCGTAGCACTTGTCTTGTGTGCCATTGGGGTCAGCTCTGAAAATGAACGCATTGAACAGGAAAATCGCAAAGTAAAACGCATTCCTCACCACACCAACGAGTGGAGGAATGTACGATGAAATGCCCGATGTGCGGCAGTGACAACATTACAACGGTTGATAGCCGACCTGACAATGACAGTGTTGTTCGCCGCAAAAAGTGCCTTACCTGTAACCACCGGTGGTCTACCATTGAAATTGACAAAGACCAGTGGCACAGCGCGTTGCAAATCAAAGAGGAACGCAAGAGAGGAAGGAAAGATGATTAACCTTGACAGATTCGGAGGAATAAACGAGCCGGAGGACGGCGTGTACTTTATGACCAACGAGCAGATGGCAGAAGCCAAAGAAGCTGACAGACTGGCAGCGATTGAGGACTTGCAGTCTGAAATCGAGGACAGGGAAGCGGAGCTGAAAGACCTCCGTGCGCAGTTGGAAGAGCTGATGGCTGGTTGATTTTGTACAGCCAAATTAAGCCGAAGTAAGAACAATGATGCCTAATGAAGCCGAAGAAAAGGGAAGAAAATGAGTAAATACAAGAAAGAAATCAGACATTGCACGAGATGTAACAAGCCATTTTCGGCATACCCGGGAAACGATGAAAAGCTTTGCGCAAATTGCAAAAAATCAGACTACGAGGAAATGCTTAGGCTGAATGGCCATACGCCGAAGCATCGTCTGGTAAGAAGTGTGGGCGACTCCTTTATGGAACTTTCTGCTATTCCTGATGCGTTAAGCGCTGCTCAAAGGGATGATACCGTTTCCATTCAAAAGACGTGCCGCGACTGCGGCAAAGTGTTCGAGATTACTCGTGCAGAACGCATTTTCTTCGAATCGCATAACATGGCATTGCCTAAGCGCTGCCCAGCTTGCCGTAAAGTGAGAAAAGAAGCGAGGAAGGAGAACAACTGATGGACAACAGCAAAATCCATGAAGCTCTGATGGCTGTTCAATCAGAGCTGAAAGCCCCGAAGGGGCAGATGAACACATTTGGCGGGTACAAGTATCGCTCTTGTGAGGACATTTTGGAAGCAGTCAAGCCAATTTTGAAAGAACACGGTTTGCTTCTTACCCTTTCTGATGAGCCTAAAGTGTTAGAAGGGTGGCATTACATCGAAGCGACCGCAAAGGTGGAAGCTCTGGATGGTGGATGCGTAACGGTTACTGCTTACGCAAGAGAACCGGAGCAAAAAACCAAGATGGATGCAGCGCAGGTGACCGGAACGTCTAGTAGCTACGCCAGAAAGTACGCCTTGAACGGTCTGTTCTGCATTGACGATACGAAGGACGCTGACACGGACGAGTATCAAAAACAGACTGCAATCAGGGCAAACAAGCCTGCGCAGAAGCAAACGGAAGCAGAAACCATCCCCCCATGCGCTTGCTGCGGAAAGCAGTTGCAGCCTATTCAGTACAACAACCGCACCGTCACTCCGCTGGAAACTGCAAGAAGCACGAAGAAACGCTTTGGGCGCGTCCTGTGTTGGGACTGTGCTCAGAAACAGCCGAAGGAGGGCTAAATAATGCTCAACTCTATCGCAATTCAGGGTCGTCTAGTTCACACGCCCGAAGCTAAGGTTACGAAGTCCGGCAAGGATGTTTGCACGTTCAGCATTGCTTGCGACCGTCAGAGCGGCGGTCAGAAGGAAACTGACTTCTTCAACTGCACTGCATTTGGTAATACGGCACTGTTCGTTTCCAAGTGGTTCCAGAAGGGTAGCCTGATTCTGGTGACTGGTAGCATCCAGACCCGGAAGTATACTGACAAGCAGGGGAACAACCGCACCGCAACGGAAATCATGGCGAACAAGGTTGACTTCTGTGGTGGCAAGTCTGACAGCAAACCCAACGATCGGGCGCAGGGAGCACCGCAGAACTACTCTCAGGGCAACACGGATGACTTCTCCGTGATTCAGGAAAATGAGGATTTGCCGTTCTGACCTGTAAGGCATTGACCGCCTACCTTATATATAAGAGTTGCGCTATCTGGCTGGACGGGCGTTTGGAAAGATGAAAGTTTTAGTTGCCTGTGAGGAATCGCAGGAAGTCTGCAAGGCGTTCCGGGAAAAAGGTCACGAAGCCTACTCATGCGACCTGATTGAGCCGTCCGGCGGGCATCCAGAATGGCATATTCTCGGTGACTGCCTAAAAGCTATTGAGGGGGGGCAGGTCGTGACCATGGATGGAATCGCGCATGATGTGCCCCGCTGGGATATGATTATCGCATTTGTCCCCTGCACAAAGACGAGCAACGCGGGAGCAAGACACCTATACAAGGGAGGAAAGCTCAATCTTTCCCGGTATTATGAGGGATTGTGCGGCAAGGCGCTTTTTCTTGCCGTGTGGGCGGCAGATTGCGAAAAAGTGGTGATTGAGAATCCTACCCCCAGCAAGATTTTTGATTACCCAAAGCCTACGCAGACAATCCAGCCATACGAGTACGGACATCCGTACAGCAAGAAAACGTTACTGTGGGAGCGCGGTGTACCGCCGTTGCACCCAACAAACATCGTAGAACCTACCGCAACATGGTGCCCGTCCGGCTCCTACTCGCACAAGCACGGGGAGAAACACAAGGGGATGTTTACCACTGACCGTGCGAAGAACCGGGCAAAAACTTTTACTGGAGTGGCAAAGGCCATGTCCGAACAGTGGGGTTGATAGAATGATTACCTGTTGTCTCAACTGCACATCACGCCACCAAGCTTGCCACGACACCTGCGAGAAGTACAAGGCAGAGAAGAAGGACTTCGAGGAACGCAAGGCATTCGTGTATGAGCTGAACCACAGCCAGAGCGTGTACCACCGTGATTATGAGGATAAGCACCGGGAACGTGGCAAGAAACGGTTTCTCGGAAGTGAATTTAGAGGAGAACGAGGATGAGAAATCCATCGAAGAAAACGATGAAACACATCGCTTCTGTTTTGAACAGCCATTGCAGATTTGATTCAAATAAACAGATTTTGGTTCCGTTTGAAAGTAGCCCGCTTTCTTGCATTTGGTATGGGTTCAAACCACATAGAGGTAAGAAGATGGTCGGCTATATCCTGAAAGACGGTTACAAGTATCCATACGAAAAATCTATTATCCGAAACGGATTGATGGTGGAAATCAAATACCCTGAACAGATTTTCGCGCCCAGAGCATCATCCCTTGAGCTGGCAAAACAGATGACAGAAAGAATGATTAAGAGAGGAATGCTTTATGTTTATCCATACACATGGAGAAGAAAACGATGGACGGGTTGATTTATGAACACCGGCAAGCAATTTGAAGCAGACTTCAAGGCATCCGTCCCATCCGATGCGTGGTGCTACCGCTTGAAAGACAGTGCTGCCACCTACTACGGCGGCAACGAGAACCTGTCTTTTTCCATCGACAACATCTGCGACTTCCTTGTATACCGTTGTCCGATGAACCACCTGTTTGAACTGAAAACCATCGAAACGCCTTCTATCCCTCTGGAAAAGGTGTTCGGCAAGTATGACAAGGCAAAGTGCAAATACCGCAAGGAAAAGCACATCACTGATATGGTGGATGCGATGGGGTATAGCGGCCAGACTGCCCATGTGATAGTCAACTACAGGGCAGTCAACCGCACCTTTGCAATCCCTGCCAGCAAGGTTCTGGCGTTTCGTTACAACGAGAGCCGAAAGAGCATCCCTTGGCAGTGGGCAGAGCAAGAGGGGATAGAGGTCAAAGCAAAAAGGCTGCGTGTCCATTGGAGATATGACGTGGACGGGCTGCTAAAGAGATTGGAGAAAGAACATGGCATTGATATGTAATAGGTGTGGTGAAATGTTTACACTTGAGGAATATAACAAAATGAAGAACAAACTTGAGGTTCGGCCAATAATCGGTGGAGAAGAAGGATGGAGCGTTCTTCTTTGCCCCTCTTGCATGGCAAAACTGAACGAATGTCTGAAAGGAGAACAGAAGTGAGTAAGAAAGTTTCAGACATTCTGCCCAAGACAGAAATCTTGGCACAGTTGGCAGAAGAAGCATCCGAACTGGCACAGGCTGCGTTGAAGCTGCGCTGAGCACTGGATGGAACAAATCCGACACCGAAAAGCGTTGCAGAGTGTGAAGCAAATCTGATGGAAGAATTTGCGGACATAAGCAACGCAGTCACTGCTTTATGCGATGCTTGGTTTGGAGATGACCTCGATTCCGAATGCGAATTTTGGAACGCAGAGCGTGAAATTGAGGACTCTAAATACAAGCGTTGGCTCTCTCGCCTTGAAGCAAAGGAGCAGTCGGATGAATAAATTTGGCAACTGCCCCCTGTGCGGCAAACAGGTCAAGCCAGCCAACCTCCGCAAAATCGCACGGCAGAACCAGTTATACGGCTTCCGCATGGCTCTGGATGGCATCGCTGCCACATGGGGTGCACTGGTTCAGAACCTTCGGTGCGATGCAGACCTGACCGATGAACAGGTGCAGAAAATTATCCGCATCGGTGACAGGTACTGGGAGATGGTCGGCAAGTTCAAAGAAGAGGACATGACCCCTGACGAGTTTGCAGATTACATCACCGCAAAGTCAGAACAAGTCGAAAAAGAGCTGAGAGAAAGGTGGATCTGATGGCAATATTTTCGGTAGAAGCTATTTCGGAAATCACTTCAATAAATTCAAAGTTTTGCCGTATTAAAAGAGCAACATTCACTTGTTACTTCTGCAATACTGCCATTTCTGTGTGTGATGCACGAGTTGCAACTGCGATGGCAGATAATGGGGAAACTCCTATTTGTCCGATTTGTGGAAGGAAAACTGTATGTACTCTGTACGAGTTTTGCACACATGAAAATCCAAACATTATAGAGGACGTTAAGTGGAGGTAACAATGTTTGAATTTGCAACTCGCTGGCTGGTCTGCCTAGTCCTGCTGGCGATGGTGGTTCAGTCCGAACGGACAATCAAAGACATGGCGGACAACCTGTTTGAAAAGCGGCAGTCAATGCTCGTCTGGCTGTTCGTCAATGTGTGTCTGGTCGTTTGTACGGCTGTTGTGATGGGGTGGAGGTAAAAACATGAACAGATATGACATTGAAAAGAGAATGGAAAGAAGTCGTAGAAAGTTTGCGATTCTGCAAGGCGTTGTGATCGCTTTTATTGCAGTCGTGGCGGTTTCGTCTATCGTATTTTCCATCTTTATGTATAAGGGCTTGTTTTCCGCAGACATTCCCGAATGGATGAAGTGGGCGTTTGTGTTTCTTGGGAGGTAAGTATGGAAATTAAATCAATAAACGATATTCCGATGCCGTTTAGCGACATTGATGTTGCGGAAGCGTTTTATCATCATTCGGAACTTTACATGAAAACAGAGAATGTTTTAACTACGGTAGCAAGCGGAAATTTTACTACGCTGGTTTATAACGCTGTAAATTTGAAAAACGGTTCGTTCAAAAGTTTTGTCAGTTCAGAAAATGTTCAAAGAGCTAAGGTACATATTGAGAGGGAGTAACCAATGGACAACGAACTTTACTGTCCGATGAAGATGACCAGCAATCCGCTTGGTCGGTGCGTCTGCGAAAAAGAAAAGTGTGCTTGGTGGCGGCAGTTAGACGGTTGCTGTGCAGTCTGGCAGATTGCGTGGAAGCTGGACGGAATCGAAATGAAGATGAAGAGGTGAGAACGTGAAGCTGGTTGATGTTGAGCCAATTATTGCGGCGTGGAAAACTGTTGGTGTTGACAAAAAGAATGAAGCAAAGTCGTTTTTATATAGCAAAAACTTCGTCGTATACATACAAGGACAAATCAGAAGTAGCGTTGGAGATGTGTTTTTAGATTTAGCCAACATATTGGAAAAATCTGAGCCCGTCAATATATGGTTTGATGTCAAGAAAGTTTTACCCGAAAAAGACAAAGAAGTTCTCGTAAAAAGAGAAAAGTTCGGCATTGAAATTGCATTTTTATCTTATGACGGATTATGGCAAGACGACGAGTGCAGTGTACTTGGAGATGTAACTCATTGGACGTATCTTCCTGAACCGCCAAAGGAGGTCTGATACATGGCAACACCCCAGAAGCGTGGTCGTGGCAGACCGCCGCTGACCGAAGCGGAAAAGAAAAAGCGTGAGAAGCGGGCGCAAAAGGCGAAAGAAGAAGCCGCTGCGAAGCGCGAGAAAGAGCGTGAGAAGAAAAAGCAACAGATGCTCAACAAGCGGAAATCTATCCGCTCGCAGGTGAGTAAAAAGGTGAAAGAACAACAGGAGTTAGCAATCACGAGATCTAAGATGCTGAACACAGGCGATTTGCAGTCGAGAATCGGTAACGAAGAGGACAAGAAGGTCATCGGAATGATTGCTGCCAAGTATTTTGGCGACCTTCCGAGCGTGGACATGAATAACCCGATTGAAGTGCAGCAGCGCCTTGACTTCTTCTTTGACGCTTGCATCGAAGCCAGAATTTCCCCTGTTGTGGAATGGATTGCACTGGTGCTGGGCATCGAATGGGTAAGTCTGAAGCAGATTATGGCGGGCAAACGCCGTGACGACAGCTTGCAGCAGAAGTACATTCTCAAGCTGATTCTGCAAATGCAGTCCATGTGGGCGTACAACGGTATGTATGGTCAAGAGAACCCGGCAGAGTGGATTTTTCGAGCCAAAAACTACTTTGGTATGCGTGACAACGTGGAAGTCACCGTTGCGCCGCCTGAACAGCCGTTGGGGGATGCCCAGAGCGCAGAACAGCTCGCCCAGAAGTACCAGACGGCTTTGCCGAAAGGGATTGACGTGGAGTACAGAGAGGTGGGGGAGTGATAACCTGTGGCAGACGAAAGCTATTATTGGTACAAAAGCCACGGAATCTGCGTTAAGTGCAAAAAGAACAATGCCTCACCCAATCGCATTATGTGCGATGAGTGCAGAGAAAAATGGAACGCTATAAGAAGAGAAAAAAGCAAAGATCCCGAATACAAAAATTGGAAAAAGCAATACAACAAAGAACATAAAGAAAAAATGCTTGAAAATGGGCTTTGCCCCATGTGTGGTAAACCGCTTTATCAGGGACATAAAACCTGCTACGAACACTGGCTCAAAAACAGAAAAAGATGGAAAAGGTATGAAGAAAACCATCGTGGGACAATAAGGAGCCAATGGCGTGAAGCTGGGCTGTGTCTTAACTGCGGAAAGCAAAGAAAAGCTGGAAGTTCGTTTTGCGAATACCATCAATCTATGATGGAAAAATCTTTAGAAAAAGCAAGAAAAGCGGGAGGGTGGACATCCGATTATGCTCACAAAAAATATTTCACAAAGCGATATTCTGATTGACTTCTCCGACCCATGCTTACGCACGTTTCTGCCTGTCCTCTTGCAAGACCACACGACAGGCAAGAACATCATCTGGGCGACAGACCCGCCGCATGAACTGGGCGTGGGCTTTGCAGATGAAATGACGTTAGAACAAATCAAGAAGTGCCCACCAGTGCCACGAGTTCTCAAGCGTCTGGATGAGCAGAAGCAAAGAACCAAAGCAAAAGCAGAGGTTTTCACTCCTTCTTGGGTCTGCGAAAAGATGATAGACATGGGCGAAGAAAACGGTGCGATGCCCGATATGAAGAAAGAGCCTATCAAGTACATCCATTCGACAGTCCTTGAAATCACCTGCGGAGAAGCACCATTCCTTGTGAACCGATACGACACGGTAACAGGCAAAAAGATTCCAGTACCAAAACGGAAAGGACTATTTGACCGCAAACTGAAATGTGTAAACAACTGGTTTGATTGGAATGTCTGGACATGGCACGATGTGGCAGAGGACGCAGCGACGACTACATACGGCTATGAGTGGCAGGGTGACAGCCTGTTGCTTGCAAGAGCAAATATGCTCATGACATGGCGAGAGAACTTTAAGTGGCTGTTTGGCATAGAGCCTGACGCTGGGAAGGTTCGCAACATGGCTGCTATCATCTCATGGAACATCTGGCAGATGGATGGGCTGAAAAAGACTGTGCCCGGCACGGACATTCCGTGCAAAATCAAAGACTGGAAAGATTGCAAAGAAATCCAGTTCAAGGATGTTGGGGAAGATGAATGAAATGAAAACAAACGGACAACTTTACAAATGTGACAGATGCGGAATGACGCATTTCGTAAAACTTTTGAAAACTGGCGATATGGACGGCGGATTTAGCCACTGGGAAAAATTTGAAGAAGCAGTCGGGTGGGGAAATGTTGACGGAATGCTTGTTTGCCCTTACTGCTACAACCAATATAAGTATTTACTCCGTCAGTATAAATCACAAAAAATCACGCATTTTTCTTTTGAGTGTTGCGGAAATTGCAATGAATGTCAGAAGGAAAATTGCGTAAACAGGTTGGATGGGGAGGATGGCTAACATGGGATTGTATAAAGTGCCTGTTGAATGGAGAGAACGTGGATATTTACTTGTTCACGCTTCTACTCAAAAAGAAGCAGCGAAAGTCGCAATGAACGGTCTCGACATATACCCTTTGCATAATCAGCCGATTGGTGGAAGCCTTAAACTTGCATTTCCAGAAGGCTCCGAGACTGAATATATTGCAAGGGTGGCACCGGGTTTTGAGGAGGACGACTAATGCAAACTGACAGAGGAATCTACCACAAGCGAGTATGCGACCGCTGCGGAGCGGTTCTGGGTGGCAGGATGATGAACCCTGATGAATATTTCCAAGGACTGGGCGTGGCGCAGGGACACAGGCGACCTGTGCCCGGAGTGCTATGCAGAGTATAAGCGAGTGATCGGGCGGTTCAACAGGGGAAAGAGAGGCCAAAGAAAATGACGAGATGTTCTATATGGCGTTGTAAGCAGTGCGGAATGACTATCTACAATGCAGAAGATGCAAAAATTCCTGACAATGCGTTTGACGAACTTTTTGGCCTTGAAACTGTTTGCAATAACTTAAAAGGATTCGACTTGCCGACCGTCAAATACACGCACAGATGCGACCGGCAGACAATCGGCTTGTGTGAATTTATCGGTTGGATGAAGCAAGAATGATTTACTGCACCACCGAACATTGCTCTTGCACGGGCATCAAACAGTTCTCCGCTGGCAAAGCTATCCGATGCACAGCAGAATCCTGTAAGAACAAATCTAAGCCGTCCTGTGGCTCTTGTAAATGGTACGCAGAGCCGGAGGGCGTATGCGTGAATGACCAGTCAGAACACGTTGCAGACTTCGTGTGGCACGAACGTGGATGCAAGGAATGGGAGAAGAAAGATGAGCTATGACATTTCGTTGTGCGACCCAGTAACGCATGAAACGCTTGAAGTGGATGATACGCACTTTGTTGCTGGCGGTACTCGTTCCATTGGAGGAACAAAGGAACTTTGGCTTAATATCACCTATAATTACGGTCACTTCTATTATCGACCGGAAGTGTTTGGTGAGAGCGGTATCCGCTCGATCTATGGCAAAACAGGCGCAGAAAGCATCCCGATGCTTGAAAAGGCTATTTCTGCACTGGGCGACGATGTAGACGATAGCGACTACTGGAACGCCACAGAGGGCAACGCCAAACGTGCCTTGTACGGTCTGCTGGCGTTTGCAAAGATGCGTCCTGACGGTGTGTGGGACGGAGATTGAAAGGAGAAAGAAAAATGTCTTTGTTTGAAATTGTACTCGGTTTTGTTTTGACGACAATGATTGGCTTTGTGCTCGTTTTTCCGATTTATTTGGTCGAAAAATATATAGTTCTTAGCATTTTGGACGAATACATAGACAACGTAATCTTAAAAGCCATTGCGGTTGTAGCAGTCAATGTTCTTTTCTTTCTCGTTGGGTTTGCAATCATCTTTAGTGTTTATGGTTATAAGTGTTGATAACACGATTTGAAGGGAGAACGTGCAATGAGAGCCAGACCGATTGATGCCAATGCACTACGGAAACGCATTGAAGAATGGATGCAGGAATTAGAGCAAGAGTTTACTGTCGAGTACGCCTACATGGGCTATGCGCTAGACGATGTGCTTGACTACATCGACACTGCGCCAACAATCGAGGTGAAAGACAATGGCTAATTATCCAGAATACCTTGAACGAAGCGCACTTATCGAAAGAATCGAGAAAGCATATTGCGATGGCTGCGAAAACTACAATGGAGTTAGATGCAGTGCTTGCGGTATTGGCGATGCCATTGAAGTTGTGGAAGATGCCCCAACAGCCTTAGAACGTACCGCTGAATGGATTGCGCAAGACGAAGATAAGACGAGGTTCATGTGCAGTAATTGCCATGCGAGAAACAACCGAGACCGCTACAACTACTGCCCGAACTGCGGTTCTTTGATGGAGAACAGGTTATGAGTAACGCACTTTGGCATCCAGCAAGCGAACCGCCACGAGAGCGGACGCAGCCTTTGTTGCTTGCGACTAAGAAAACGTGGCGTGATAAAGATGGAAAATTGTTGCAAGGAATCTCGCCGACAGCGTACTTTCTTGGCTGTTATGCAGACGGTCAGTTCTGGGATGAGATAGGCGAGAGACTGCCGAAAGATGTAACGGTAACGCATTGGATGACGTTTCCGATGTTATAGGAGGGCTTATGGAGAACGGTATCGTTATTACGCAAGATATGATTGACTCGTTTACGGCTGCTATGCGAGAAGCGTACAGAGCATACGGAGATGATGAGGAGCGTGTGCATGGCGTAATGGATGGCATTATGTGCGAAACCTTAGACAGGCTTGGCTTTACAGAAGGTGTGGAAATTTTTAACGAAACACCGAAATGGTATGCGTAAGGAGCAGTAAACATGACGAACAAGAAGTTTGGCATCATCGTTATGGACTTGAGCCTTTTTGACTTCGGGCCGAAGCCACCTTGCGGGTACATCAAGGCAAAACATATCCGCCCAGCTTACGGCAAAGGCGCAAGGCCTGTCAAGGCGCATAAGCGAATTACGAGAACGAGAGAGGGATTCAGAAAATGAAAAAACTTAAATTTCCTGAAGATTTCTTTGCGTACGACAACCCAGACTGCCATAACAAGGACATTGAAAAAGCCGTGAACAAAATGAAGAACTGGATGAAGGGCGAGACCTACAAGAGTAACCCTTGGTTCTTTATGGCAGCTGGTAACTATCTGATTGTCGGTCTGATTGATGAGGACGGGCAGAAAACAATCTACGTTGCACGGCAGTATTATGAGATAGTCAATATTCCGGGCGAAGGCTGGCTGCGTGAATCTGACGCTGAGTGCCCAATTTAAGGAGGACTAAAAATGGAAAAACTCAAGAGATGTCCATTCTGCGGTGCGGAACCACCGACTGTAAAAGTGCTTCATCCACTTGACATTAACATGGCTAATTGGGTTGTCTGCGGAAAATGCGGGGTAAGCACTTCTGTAACATTTGGCAAGGAAAAAGCCATCGAAGCATGGAACAAACGCTACAAAGAGGACTGAGTATGGAGCAGGAACACAAGCCGAGAACATCAATGATTCTTCTGTTGGAACACATTCATGCGATGAACGAGCTTACGAATGAGGAATTTGGAGCATTCGTCCGCAACTATGCACAGTATGTTGAGACTGGACTTGAGCCAGCATACGACAACGACCGTGCTATGCGGATGCTCTGGAAAGTTGTTAAGGCGTTCGATGATATGAATGCACAAAAAAGACAGGAGCGAATTGAGAAAAACAGACGGAGTGCAAATAAGCGTTGGAACGATGAAAAATGCAAATGCATACAAACGCATAACAATGATGCAAACGCATACAATGGTATGCAAAATATGCAAACGAATGCAAACGATGCCTTATCTGTATCTGATTCTGTATCTGAATCTGATAAAAAAGAAAAATGTGAAAAGAAAAATACAAACGAATTCAAACGCTTTAAAGCACCTACTATCGAGCAAGCCAGAGAATACTTTTCCGATAAGGGCTACATGGAATCGGAAGCAGAGCGGTTTGTTGACCACTTCACGGCAAATGGCTGGAAGGTCGGAAAATCGCCTATGAAGGACTGGAAAGCTGCTGCACGGAACTGGATGCGTAACGTGAAGGACTGGAACGGTGGCTATCAGCAGACAATGGCTGAATTGCCTGACGAGGGAGACTTTCTGCGGTGAATATTGAAAATCAGATCCAATACATCCTACTGGGAGCAGTCCTCACGTTCTCGGAATACGCCGATGTGCTGCAAGACCTTAAAATCGACGATTTCTGCCCTGAACTACGTGATACATTCGCAGCCATTCTTGGCTATTGGGAACACAACGACAAGTGGAACCCAGTAGAAGTCATGGGGCGGTATGATAACTGCAAGAAGGCAATGGGTGAATGTCTGGATGCCTTCGGTGCAGAGTTCATCCGCAACGTTACCCATGACATGATGCTTGGATGGGCTGGAATCGTCAAGGAACAAGCAGCATTGTCCAGAGCCAGAGAGCTTGCGTTCAAAATCGTTGATGGCTCGACCAGATACGCAGACCTTACAGGCATCTATGAGCAGCTAGGAGAGGCTATTAACCTGCACAACGAAAGAAGCGATTTCATCCCGATGTGTGACGGCATAGACAACTACATCCGCAAGCTGGATGATAAACCGGAGTATATCAGCACAGGGCTTAGGGTGTTGGATAACAACTTGCATCTTGTGCCGGGCAACTTCGTTGTGATCGGCGGCAGACCGTCTGCTGGTAAGACGGCTCTGTCCCTGCAACTTGCCTGTGAAATAGCAAAGAACGGACGTAAGGTGGCGTATTTCAGCCTAGAGACTGACCCAGACACGCTCTACGCTCGTATCATAGCAAACCAGCTAGGCGTACCGCTACACACGGTCAAAAACAAGACCGTCAGCATTAACGAACTTGACCGACTGGCAGCCATCAAGAAATATCCACTGTTCGTCCGTTCTGCCGCTGGCAAGAGCGTTGGGTGGATTAGAACGCAGTCCATCAGGATGCAAGCTAAAGTGGTTTTCATCGACTATTTGCAGCTTATCCATCAAGCCGGAGCTAAAGACCGATACAGTGCCGTCACAGAAATCAGCATGGCACTACATGAGTTCGCACAGTCCACAGGAACGCTGGTGATAGCACTTGCACAGCTCAATCGAGAGACCGCAAGAGCGGGTATTCCACCGACCGCCGCAGACCTGCGAGAGTCCGGGCAAATCGAGCAGGACGCAGATGCAATCATCCTGCTGGCACAGAAAGTGAAAACGCAAAAGAGACCAGAAGAGCATTATCACTTTGCGCTTGAGAAGAACAAAGAGGGCAACGTGGGGTCACTGGACATCACGTTCCAGATGGAAACACAGCAGTTCAAAGAATGCGTGTGGATGTAACGAGAGGAGAACGATATGGACGCACTGGAGAAATTCATAGACAACGTGCACGCGGGAAAGGGAAGATACGGTCTGTGTGATGCTTGCCTGAACCGTCAAGGAGACTACTGCTTGTTTCACAATTTGTATCGGCGAGACGAGAATGGAAAGCATACTGTAACGGCTCAAAAACTCGAAAGGATAGAATACTGCAACTCTTTTAACTATACCGGATGGCTGTTATAAGCCTATAATCGCTTCTGTGCTCAAATCAGCCCAGTAGAATAGGCAAGAAAAACAGATAACAGGGTCTAGGCGATAAAGTTACCGTCTGAACCCCATAAATATTTTTCGTCAATCAACAAACGGAGGAAAACGATTATGAACATCACTCGACTGGAACAGGAGACTATTGTCAACTTCAATGCAGCGGAAGATACTGCATCGGTTTATACCGCTGACCCGGTGTATATGCGCAAGCTTGACAAGCTGTGCGAACGTGAGCCTGCATCGTACAAGCTGGTCAAGCAGGACAAGGACGGCAAGTGGTATGAGATGCCAAAACGCCTTGTGCGGTTTGCAACCACAAGAATTATGACGGACGAGCAGAAAGAAGCGGCTGCGGAGCGTATGCGCAAGATGCAAGCAGACAGCAGAATTCAAATCTCCGCTATAATCACCAATTAACAAACGGAATGAAAAGCATGGAATGGTATCAGGTAGTAAAACTACCCTCTGCGACTATTCCGTGCTTTTTTCTCTTGTTATTTATCGAGAGAAAACTTCAAGGTCTGATTTTGAGTAGGAACCGCCTCGATCAAGTGGCGTTTGGGCTGATATGGCTACGACTATCAGCGTGATGCGTTCGTATGCAAATGGATGCACATGATGCGTTTGCATACCAATCTGCCTCTCTTCCTTCCTTCTTCTTTCCCCCTATAACCCCCTATTATTATCTATCTATCTCTTTATCTCTCTTCCATGAAATAGACAAGCTATTTCATGTCCCCACGCCAAAATGGTGCGACAACTGCGACAACTGAAAATGACAACCAAATGCTTCTGCAAAGGTTCTTTCCCCCTACAACCCTCTATCTCCAAAGCTACACCGTTAGCCAGCAAAGCAGACCGTAACCAGCATCTGCCGTCAGGCTCTTATTGGCTGAATATAGGCAGACCGTCCAGCTAACCTCTACGCTACGTCACCCTCTATCGTCCGGCGCACCGCGCCGACCGGGTGACCTCTAACGGTAACAGCATCTAACCTGCATAGGGTGGCGGCATCTAATCAATCAACTGCTATAACTATTTCATATGGAGAATTGACTTCAGTTTGTAGTTGCTTGAATATGTAGAAATGTTGCGTCAGCTATTCCTAGTAGAATACTATGAATTGATTAAAATATCATAGTGCGTTACTGGGAATTAAATCGAACAGGAACAGACAAAATCGGATGGTACGAGTTATTATACGAAATAATCCGTGATTATCGGGAGTAACTATATCTGTATACTATAATAAGTACGGTTATTATACGAAATAAATATAACTAGCAGATGGATAAATTATGCGAAATTGGAACGAGGGGTGATTTTTGGGGATGGTCGGATGACTTAGCGACTATCGCACCTCTCTTTTCCTAAAAGGCAAACGACTATTTCACGCAAAAAATACACAACTATTTTACGATGGTTCGCAAGAAAACGCTACGACTGTTACTCTGCGACTATCAGCGAACTGCTCATTACTATACGATATATAGGACTTTCAAAAGCTAGTCGTCTGACGACTTTACGACTATTCCACGACTATTTTATTGGATAAATTACAACTATTGGCTACGACTATTCCAGCCGGGACGCTACGACTATTGCTCACCCTTATTAGCTATCGGGCGAAAGCCCGAAAAGAGCTGCGGCGATAGCCGCCAATGGTTCCGCGCCGCCCGCCGCGTTCCTGCCGCTGGACTGCCCCGCCGGGTGGAGGGTGCCAGACTGACCCGGTGCGCCCTGACCGCTGACCCGGTGCCAGATTGCAAGCCGCCGGGCGTGGGAAGCATCGAGACCCCGCCGGGCTGGCATGGTCTGTGATATGCTGCACTGTCTGGAATGGATCCATAAAAGGGACACACCCTTATATATACCTTATTATAATAGGGCGGCTGTGCTGGCCTGTACAGCGTCCAGCGTGGCGCTGGTATCCGGTATACGCTGGAGGTGTTGCGGCGCTGTGATACCCTTTAGCGTGGCGCAGATGGTATTATATCCGCTTGTGTCGGTCTGGTATTGTGGGCGGTGGGATTGGTCAAATTGCAGGAAACGCCCATGTAAAGCCCTGTGTGCTGTTTTGTGGCGTGTGTGGTATAACTGCATGGACGGCACAAAACGCACTGTAAATGCTTGTATGAGGCTGCATTGTAGCATGGCAAAATAAAAGCCCTGCACCCTCAGCAGATGCAAGGCAAAAGAAAAGCCCCGCCAGCGTGGGCGGGGTAGGAATGTGAAGCGGGTCAACACTGTTTACACCAGATGTTGTAATCTGCTGCCGTCATGATGGCATAGCCGCCGCAAACCTTGACAACAACGTAATCACCGGTGCAGGCCTTGCGTGCATAGTATCGGGTGGTATACAGTCCTGTCATAATATCAAAACCTTTATTGGTGGTAGTCATAATATAAACCCTCTTTACTTTGATGCCTTAAACAGCGCCGAGAAAAACCAAAAAACAAACAGGATACAAGATAATATCACTCGTCGCACCCCCTCATACCACGCTGAACCGCTTATAAACAGTCTTTTTGCTGCACTCAGCATAAATATCTGGGTGCGCTGCCTGTAAAAGCTTGCTATCAAGCCGGACGCTTTGCACGTCCTTATATATGGCCTTTGCAGTGCCCTGTACCATCTCCGGCGCGCCGTGCATCATGTTGATGATTTCAGCCTTTACTGCGTCGTTCATTGCTTCAAGCTCTTCTATCAATCGCTTGTTTTCGCGGTATGCGTTCACTTTTTCTTCAAATGTCGTCATTTTTTACACCTCATTTAATAGCAAATGTATTCTACAGATTCCCAATATTCGTCATTTTCGGCGTTCCAAGAACGGATTTTGGTTTTTTTAATTCGTTTGATGACGTCGTAGGCGTGGCCGTGATATACGGAATACCGATATTTTGCAGTATCTAATGCGCCAGCTTTAAGCAGCTTTGCACGAAATGTTTTTGTCATTGTCTTATCTCCTTACTGCTCCGCCCGATTGTTGAGCCAGACCAGACAAAGAAGAAAGCCGGAAATCATGCCGCCAACGTACCAGAGGGCAGCCCACTGGGAAAAGTCAAGAGTAATCATTTTTAGACCTCCTTATAATACAGGCCGTTGGTACGGCAGATAGTGCGGATACGGTTGCACGCCTGATACAGTGCGCGGGCTTGCACGTCAAGCCACGATTCTTGACTGTTAGGCTCATACGCTCCGCCGTGCTTGCGCTTGAGTTCGGACGGGGTGCAGACCCGTGCGGCGATATCGGCGTTATAGCAGATGGAGCAGCCGCCGTTGCTGTACTGCTCCCAGCAACTTGCACCGTTGAGCGCCCACTTTTCAAGCTCTGCACCGTCAAGGGGCAGGCGCTCCGTGTCGTTGGCATACCACTGGATATCTTCCAGCAGGTCAAGAGCGTACAGTGTGACGGCCTTACCCCATGCGCTGCGATCGTGGCGGGCGTTGAGCTCTGCGCGGATGGTATCTGCAAGTGCGGTATAATCGATGGTCTTTTTCATGGTTTTGTCCTCCTGTTTTGGTGGTGGTGTAACACGTTCTTGTGTTGTCTATATAGTAACACGTTCTTGTGTTGATGTCAATGGTTTTGCACACATTCTTGTGTTGAAAATCGTTCATGTTTGAGTGTGTACAAATCTGCACAGTTTCGGACACACTCCAGCACTGCACCGCCGTCCTGATCTGCCCCGCGTGTCCTGTCTGGTATCGAATGCAGACCGGTGCGCCGTGTCTTGCATGGTCTGCCCTGCCGCCTGTGATGTGCAACCCGTCCGGGTGCGCTGGGTCTGGCAGGGGTTGACCTGGGGGGTATACAGGCAGCGCCAGGGGTGGGGTGGGTGAATGCCTCGCGTAGAAAAAATTCAAAAAAGGCGTTTCTTCTTTCTACCCACCCCCTCTTTTCTGCGAAAAACACCCCACCCCCATTGTCAATCTCAAAAATTCCGCGCAAAAACAAAAAGACCCCTACAAAGGGTCTGTGTTCTGTGCTATACTTGCCTTACAAGCCTTGAAAGGGAGGAATCTACAATGGCTAAAAGTAAAATGACAACGTGCAAGCACTGCGGCGCAGAGATTGCCGCAAGTGCAAAGGTCTGCCCTCACTGTGGCGGCAAGAACAAACCGCCTGTCTACAAACGCTGGTGGTTTGTTTTGATGGTCATTTTTGTGTTTCTTTCTTATCTTGGAAGTTCAACAAGCAGTTCCGGCAGCGTAAAGGAAGGCTTTGAAGAAGGCTACAAGGACGCTACGGCATCGTCTAGCAAAGCAGCGTCTGAATCCGTTTCGTCCTCTGCTGCTGCATCTGATTCGTCAACAGTCGATGAAAGCGAAGCAATGAAGTCTTTCTTAAAGCGGAATAAGGAAGTGAATGAAGCCTTTGCTAAGAATCTTGCAGATGCGCTGGATTCGACCGGTCTTGGCTATACTCTGGATGATATAAATTGGCTTGAGCAAACGGATGACTGGGCTGCCGGTAAACGATACAATGCACAAGTCAATATGAAGGATTATATTCAGATTGCCACGATTGGCGATGAAATCTACTCTATCAAGAATACACAAAACAACGAAATTGATGATTTTATTTATAAAAACGTAAGTTTGAAGCCGGACGCTGGCAATGTATCGGATGGGTCTATACTTTTGACCGATGGTGAACTTGGCGACTACGGAAAAGAAGCGACCACAAAGAGTGGCTATAAGTACATTCGATACACAGTCCCTGCCGGAAACTATACAGTCGAGAATAAGGCAAAACAGTCTATGATTTTTGTTGTGTCTGATTCCAACTCCGACGATGTAAACGCAACGCTTCAATTAACGAGTGCTGGCGAAAAAGGCAGTCTGACCGTTAAGAGCGGTTATCATATTGAGCTATCCATGTACACACAGGTTGTTTTGACTCCTGATAAGTAACACAAAAAGCCAGCGGCTAGATGTTCTCTAACCACTGGCTTTTCTTATGTCCTGTTATACGCTTCTACGGATGCTTGCATAGAGCAGACGGAAGGTCTCACGGCCTTTCGGCGTTACTCTGGTCTGTACGCCACCGTGCTTGTTCTTCTGGTTGCAGTACTCCTTAACTGCAAACAGGCCGTCACCCTTGCCCGCTTTCGGCAGGATGCCCTTGCTCTTGTCACGGTAGATGTAACCGTCAGAAATAAGCATTTTGATGAACAGCCGTTCAGGAATACGCAGTTCCTTTGCGGTAGAACGGAAGTTGGTAGATACGTTCCACGCCACGAGGTCGTCAAAGTAGTCTGCCTTTGGCTGCATCTCCTCGTTCTTCTCACAGAGCTGCTTGTTCTGCATTTGTAATGCTGCGCTCTTTTCCTTTTCGGCCTTCATGTTCTGAATCAGCCCGATCACGAAGTCCGGGTTGGCAATAGCCGTCTCCAACAGGTTGTCGGTCATGTACATTCCATGCTTGCGAATGGACGGCAAGACCTCGTGAGTGACCCAGTGCTTGAATTTCTTTAATTGCTCTTGTCTATTGGAAATATATTCCTCATTGACACCACGAGCTTTCTCTGGCTGCATTGCAAACAACGCAGAATAAAGCCCAGCTTCATTCACAACAGTCATGCTTTGTGTGCCGCCGGGGGTGTTGATTTGTGACACACCCTTTTCTTCATCATCTAATCTGGCGGCAACGCGTCGATAATTGGATTCTCCAAATGCTACACATACATCTTTCAGCACAAACCACGGTTCGTTGTCAATAAGTGCGGCACGAATTTCGCCAAACTCGGCGTTGTTGAAGATTTTGATGTTCTCAGACAAAGAAAGTTGCATTAAAAAGCTCCTTTTCACTTGTGAGAGAAGCGATTTTCTGCTATAATAACGGCGAGAGAATGCTTCTCTCAGGGTTTACATGATACGTTCGCTTCTGTCGCCAAACTTTAGCGAGCGTATCATTTTTCGTTTTCATTGGTAGAATCCATCGGATGCAGCGTGAAGAACGCTTCACGGAAAGCAGCAGAGATGGATACCCGGTTCTTGATGCAGTATTCCTGCAAGCTTGCAAACTGCCGCTCCGTAACGCTGATGGTAACGGTGTGACCGTAACGCTCTGCGTAAGGACTGCTCATACACATTCACCCCCTTTCGTTTTGCTGTGCAATAAGTGTAACCGCAAAATATTAGGATGTCAAGAAAATACACCCCATATATTGTGTTCACTAGTGCTGGCATCAGATTTTTTCATTCTGATTGGCTGCTCCCGCTTCGTACCCTGCCCGGTAGTTCAGTTCGGACAGCTTACCAAGCGCTTCTGCGTACTCCCTGTCCTCGCTGGTCGGCTCTTTGCCGTGTGCGAGGGTTTTCAGAAATTCTTCGGTTTTCGTGGGAAAGTTCATGTTTTTTTGCTCCTTTCTATTGCAGAAGTGGTCTGCTTCTGCTATAATAATTGACAGAAACCGAGACTGCGCCCTTGGTTGCGCAGCTTCTGTTTTGTGGTGGAATAGGTCGTCAGTGCTACTTTGGTCGGTATGCTGGCGGCCTATTTTTTATGCCACAAAGGATAAACCTACCGTTGCTGGTCGATTCATCATGTGTTCTGCTGTCTTAGATTATAGACGCTTGGTATATAGTTGTCAACAGCCCAATTTGTATAATTTACATCAGATATTTCTGATTTTTACGCATTCTAACGTAAATTTACGTTATTTGATAGCGATTTTGTAAACGGATTAGTTTACTTTAATGGTGGCGCTCGAAAGTATATTTTTCGATAATTCGTAAGGCTACTATTCAGGTATACAGTTTGTAAAGCAACAAAAAAGTTTACAGCCGTTTGACCACCCTATTGATAGTAAAAATTTTGCAAAAAACACAAGAAGATGTTGACATAAACATAAGAATGTGTTATTATTAAGCCGAAAGAGAGGCTCGGTAAAAATGGCAGAAAAGAAAAAGGGTGGCGCAACCAAAAATAAAGTCAATTCTGGGGATATTCTTCGCTCCGTTATGAAAATCAGAGGATATACCTCCGCATCACTTGCAAGACAGATGGAGTATGATGTTTCTTCTTATGTAACGAACCGCGTTAATGCAGACGATTTGAAACTGTCCACAATGGCAATGCTTTTAGAAGAAATGAAGTACCAGATTGTGATTCAGCCTATTGGAGCTGATGTTGCGTCGGATGAATTTGTTCTCAAAGTTCTGGAAAGAGACGGTGAACCTGAATGATTTACGGTTACGCTCGTGTCAGCTCCGCTGGGCAGGCGATTGATGGCAACAGCCTTGAATCACAAGAGGAAGCTCTTAAAGCTGCTGGAGCAACTAAGATTTTCAAAGAAGTCTATACCGGGACAAAAATGGAACGCAAAGAACTGGATAAGCTAGAAGCGGAGGTTCAGAGCGGAGACACAATCGTTGTAACGAAGCTAGATCGTGTCGCCAGAAGCCTTGTCGGCGGGTACGAATTGATTGATTCGTGGATTGAAAAAGGGATTCGTGTGAACGTGTTGAATCTTGGCGTAATGGACAATACTCCCGCTAGTAGGGCTATGAGAGGTATGTTCCTTGTGTTCGCTCAGTTTGAGCGTGACATGATTGTTGAGCGCACCAAAGAGGGCAAGAAGATTGCCAGCCAGCGTCCTGATTACAGGGAAGGCCGCAAGCCCACCGAGTACGACCGAAACCTCTTTGATGTTCTGCATGAACAGGTGGAAAAGCGTCTGCTGACCGTTACCGATGCCGCAAAACAGCTTGGTGTGACCCGCCAGACATGGTATCGGATTGCTGAACAGAACAGGTGACGTTGTTCGCAACCTAGAATAAAACCGAATGAGAAAGGAAAAACAGCATGAAAACTGCAAAATTGTCAGAACAGAGTTTGAAACTCATTGAAACGCTGTGCGATTACACCGACAAGCCCGACATTCTCAATGCCATTGCAGACGCTTTGTACTATGATGCAAACGAGTTGAAACGCAGGCTCAACCAGCTTGCAGAAGAAGTCAAATAAACTGTGCAACCCATTTATTAAGATGGATTTTAGTAAATAATTTTCTGAAGTGAAATTATAAAACCGAATATTTGATTTTTGTGCAGTTGTAGGCACTCTTTACATTTTCAGGTAGGGGGTGCCTATTTTTTATGCAGCCAAAGCAGTGTATCGCCATCATTGACAGCATCAAAGCGTATGCAAAGCAGAATCCGACAGAAGCGCAGGTCTACGAGGACTGGTTTCAGGCGGTGGTGAACCTGAGAGACGCTCTGCCACAAGACAAGCGGTTTGATGCCTACAAATACTCTGGTGAGTTGCGCTCTGTCTGTGCAGCCATGATGGGTAAGATGAAAACAGGCGAGGACGTGGCGAAGGTCTATGATATTATCAGCCGGACGTACCTGTTTGAAGCAAAGGATGTGTTTGACAGCTATTGCATCTACCTTGAATGGAACCGTGCGCCGGAGAAGAAGTTCTATCAGCCACGCAGAAAGGTGCTTCTGACGCTAGTTCGTGACCTAGAGGACTTGTTTTTCCATCGTGTAGAATTTCTTGGGGTCAGTCAGCCCCCACGTACAGGAAAAAGTACTCTCTGTATATTTTTTATCACATGGCTGATGGGTAACCGCCCTGATGTTGCATCGGTTATGAGCGGACATTCTGACAAGCTGACAAATGGCTTCTACGGTGAAGTGCTGTCCATCATCACTGACCCTGTGACCTACAACTGGGGCAAAATCTTTCCTGATGTTCAGCTTGTGGACAAGAGCGCAAAGGACGAAAGCGTTGACCTGAACCGAAAAAAGCGTTTCCCCACCCTGACTTGCCGCTCCATCGGCGGTACGCTGACTGGTGCTGTTGAAATCGGTGAGGGCGGCGTTCTGTACAGCGATGACTTGATTGAGGACTTGGAGGAAAGCCTGAATGTTGAGCGTCTGAACAACAAGTACGATGCCTATCTGAACCAGCTAAAAGACCGCAAAAAGCAAGGCGCATTGGAACTGATGGTCGGCACACGCTGGAACGTGCTTGACCCTCTGGGGCGCATCCAGAACCAGTATGCAGACAACCCAAAGTACAGATTCCGGGTGATTCCTGCGGTGGACGAGAACGGACACAGCAATTTCAATTATGACTATGGCGTTGGCTTTGACGATGCCTACTATGCCGATATGAAAGCCAGCATTGACGATGCAACGTGGTGGGCAAAGTATATGGGCAAGCCCTATGTGCGTGAAGGTCTGCTATTCCCTGCTGATGAATTGCGGTATTTCAACGGCGTTCTGCCTGACGGAGAGCCCGATCGCAAGCTCATGGTCATGGATATTGCATGGGGCGGCGGCGACTTCACCGCCTGCCCTATCGCCTATGTGTACGGTGATGCTGTGTTCATCCCTGACCTTGTGTTCAATAACGGCGATAAGACCGTGACCAGACCAGAAGTCGTGGGCAAAATCATTCAGCATAAAATCAACGTGGTACGCGGCGAAGCCAACAACGGCGGTGATGAATATTGTGACGTGGTGGACAGCCAGCTCCGGCAGCAGGGCTATCACTGCTCTGTCCGCAGCCAACGTGCGCCCAGTGGTCAAAGCAAGCTGTCAAGAATTATCCAGTACGCGCCGGACATCAAACGGTTCTATTTCCTTGACGAAAAGCACCAGTCGAAAGAGTATAAGGCGTTCATGGAACAGTTGACGATGTTCACACAGCTTGGCAAAGTTCCACACGATGATGCACCGGACAGTCTGGCACAGCTCGCCGATGAACTGTACAACGGAATCAGTAAAATTGAGCCTGTCAAGAGGCCTTTTTGATTAAAAACACAATATATTGTGTTCGTTGGGTCTATTTATTTGATTTCACCACTTGACAAGGCTTATAATGTACGTAGGAAGTTTTGCAGCTTCCCTTAAAGGAATAGCTTGTACGCGGGGCTTTGTCATTTTTACTCGCGTGCGTGTTAACAAGCATATTCCTCCTTTCACCGGTGGAGGTTTTTCACTCTTTCCTTTCACCGGGCTTTATATGTTGCGTTTCCAATTGTAAGGGGAATGCCAGCACGTCTCCCCCAACGGCTGGCAAGCAACGGTTCGATTCCGTTACGCAGCACAACCAACTACCTAGCTTTGCATGGACTTATTCTCCAAAACCTCTACCGCTATTCCCGGCTCTCAATGCAATGGTTAGACATGACATTGCAAAGAGCAGCGGTTAACCAATCAAGCCGGGTACATGACACAGAGTGGAGCAGTCTGGTAGCTCGTCGGACTCATAACCCGAAGGTCGTTGGTTCAAATCCATCCTCTGTGCCCATCAGCGATTTGCCCCGGCTGGAGCAAATCGTGGCTCTCGGCACCCGACAAGTCAGAGCCTAGCACGACTGGTAGTGCGAACAGTTTTCCAGTAGCTTCTGACAGGTCTGTGCTCAACAGCCTGTTTCCAGAAATCCAACGAAAGGAGCGCTCATGCTAGTTAGAATCTGTTGCCCTTGTATCAGGCAGAATCCAATCTATAAAAACGTCCGTTGCAACCGCTATCTTGGCGAAGTAGACGGACGATACCATTTCAAGTGCGACAGATGCAAGGGCGTTATCGAAGGAGACACAAGGGAAGGATGGGTGAAAATCATCCATCCACCGGAAAAGTGAATAGCTTTTGAAGCGCAGTTTTGGCGCAGTGAGATAGATCTTAACGGGTTTGTCTTGCTGCGCTTTTTATTTTGCCGGAAAGGAGAGGCACATGGCTGAGTATCAGATGGTTGTTGGCGGATTTCTGAATGAACCGCTGACTGGGCGTAGACCGATTGAAACGCCGGAGACGGAAATCAATCGGGCGAACGTGCTGAAAGTAGTTATGGGCAAGGCAGAGCCTATTCATCTGCTGAACAAGAACGAGATTCGCTTTTTGCACAACTACTACTTGGGTAGTCAGCCTGTCCTCCACCGCACGAAGGAGTACCACGCTGAAATCACCAATCGCATTGTAGAGAACCATGCCAACGAGTGCGTGGGCTTCTACACAGGTTACATGAGCGGCACTCCTTGCTCTTATGTGCGGTCTGAAACGGCAACTGGTGACGGTGAGGAAATCGCCCGCCTGTCCAACGCCTTGCAGTATGAGGGCAAGGATGCGCTTGATCGGCGGCTCTGGCAGTGGATGTTGGAGTGCGGACAGGGATACCGCATTGTTCTCCCTGATAAGGGGTACAACGGCAATTACCCGGACGAAACGCCCCTGCTGGTGGATGTTCCAGACCCGGATATGGCGTATGTGATTTACAACTCCGGCATCGGTCACAAGCCCATCGCCAACGTGCTGCACATCCCCCGCAATTATCAGAATGACCTAAACGACCTGATTTGCGTGTATACGCCAAACCAGTACTTTGAAATCGACAACGGCAAGGTTACGAAATCGGAGAGCCATTCTCTCGGAATGCTGCCGATGGCCGAATACAAGCTGAACCCGGAGCGTATGGGTTTGTTTGAACCGGCTATCCCTGTGTTGGATGCTATCAACGACCTTGAAAGTAACCGTTTGGACGGCGTGGCACAGTTCATCCAGTCCATCATGGTGTTTACCAACTGCCTTGTGGACAAGGATGCTCTCGACCAAGTAAAAGAGCTTGGCGCAATGTGCCTGAAATCCACTTCTGGTCTGCCCGCCTCTGTATCGCAGATTGCAAACGAGCTTGACCAGCAGCAGAGCCAGACCCTGCTTGATTCCATGTTGAACGTGTACCGCAGTCTGACTGCCATGCCCAGTGCCACTGGCAGCGAGAACGCAACATCTGACAACGTGGGTGCAGTCATCGTTCGCAACGGCTGGAATCATACCGAAGCAAGAGCGCAGCAGTACGAGAATATGTTCAAGTACGCTGAACGCCAGAGCCTGTCTGTAATGTTGAAAATCCTGCGTGACGCGGCTGGTTCTAAGCTGATGGCAAGTGACATCAACATCAAACTGCCACGCCGTCAGTACGATAACCAGCAAAGCAAGGTTCAGATTTTTGCGCAGATGCTCGGCCAGCCCATTGACCCGCAGTTGGCGTTCACTACGCCCGGTCTGTTCCCCGACCCGCAAGCGGCTTACGAAATGAGCAAGCCTTTCCTGATTGCCGCTGGCAAGCTGGGCGAAGATGGGAAAGCACCGAAGCCACAGGAACAACCTAAACAGGATGTTACTGGCACAAATGCCGGGAACATGGCAGACAAACAGTCTACTGATACCAATAAAGAAACAGAGGGCGAATAACCCTTTGCTATAAATACGGCAGGGAAGCCGGGATACAAATTTCGCAGCGTTGCAGGGAAGCAACGGTAAAAAAACGCAGGAGGAAATTAACGATATGAACTACAAAGCGTTACTTGGTGATGCCTACAAAGAGGGCATGACCGCCGATGAAATCATTTCTGCGCTTGAAAAGGTTGCAGACCCTAGCACAGAGGTCGAGAAGCTGCGTAACGCCGTGACGAAAGCCAATGGCGAAGCTGCCGAGTACAAGAAGCAGCTCAAGGCAAAGCGCACCGATGACGAGAATGCCGCGCAGGAACAGGCTGACAAGCTGGCAGAGATGCAGAAGCAGATTGAAGCCCTGACTGCCGACAAGGAGAACCTCGTTAAGGAAAAGACCCTTGCATCCTACCGTGAGAAGTTCGTTGCACAGGGTTATGACGCTGAACTTGCCAACAAGGCTGCATCTGCACTGGCTGACGGTGACATGGAAAAGGTGTTTAAGTTCCAGTCAGAGTTTATGACTGCTCACGACACCGCATATAAGGCTTCTCTGCTGAAGGATATGCCTACACCTCCGGGTGCGGATGGCAAGTGCGGCTCTGACAGTGAAGGCGTGGCGTTTGCTAAGAGCCTTGCAGCAAGAAAGAATGCCGAAAATAAGACATCGAGTGACGCATTGAACGCTTTCCATTAAGGAGGAAAACATGAAGTATACCACTACTCCAGTATCGGCTCCTGAAAGCACTATTCTGGCTGCTGATACCTACGTTGCCATTCCCTTTACCGTAACCGAATCCGGTGTGGTAAAGGCTGGCTATCCTATGGCAAAGACTGGTAAGAAGGCTTCTGCCACTACCGGGGTTTCCGATGCAGCAGTTACCGATGCGATTGGTATTCTGCTGCACACCGTTGACCCGTCCGTCAACCCCAACGGCGCACTGCTGATTCAGGGCGTTGTTGACCAGAAAAAGGCAAAGGCAAGTTCTGGCTTTTCCTTTACTGCTGATGACGTTGCCGCTCTGCACAAGGCTGTTCCCGCAGTCTTTTTCCGTGACAACATCGGCACCAATCTTTAACGGAGGTAAAACGCATGGATTTTCAGAAATATTTCACTTCTGATGCACTTGCTGAGTATTGGACAAACGATGTTACCAACGCGCAAGCATTCGGTTCTGATGCCCTGTTTCCTCCGCGCAAGAAAGCCGGTCTGGAGCTGAAGTGGATTCGCGGTCACAAGGGCGTTGGCATCTCCCTGATGCCGAGTGCATTTGACACGAAGGCGACCTTCCGTGAGCGCAAGGGCTTCAAGATGTCTGAGACTGAAATGCCGTTCTTCCGTGAGGGTTTCCACATTGACGAGAAAGACCGCCAGATGCTGATGGAGATTCAGAACAGCAAGAGCACTTTTGCGGAGGAAATCATCAGCCGAATTTTCGATGATGCCGCAGACCTTATTACGGGCGCTCGAATTGTTCCTGAACGTATGGCGTGGCAGTTGCTTTGCCCGGAAAACGGCAAACCCGGTATCACTATCAAGGCAAACGGCGTGAACTACATCTACGATTACGACCCGGATGGGACTTGGCAGGCAAAGAATTATAAGTCTCTTACCGGCAAGGCAAAGTGGGACGTTACCACCTCTACTCCCCTTACCGATTTCGCTACCGCAAAGGATGCAATCGCTGCAAATGTTGGCGAAACTATCACTCGCGCTTACATGAACACCAACACTCTGAACAAGATGATTGCTTCTGACGAGGTGAAAAACCGTTTCATGACGGTTACGGCAAAGTCTATTGCTGTTCTTACCCAGAGCGAAGCACGCGCTCTGGTTGAGCAGACTACCGACATCAAGATTTATCTGTTTGACAAGATGTACCAGCCTGAAGGCGGCGGTGATTCCGTCAAGTACATCCCGGACGGTTATGTTGTTCTGGTTCCCGATGGCAAGGTTGGCGAGATGTGGTATGGCACTACTCCCGAAGAAGCAGACCTTCGTGCTGGTCTGACGAATGCTTCTGTTTCTATCGTAAACAACGGTGTCGCAGTCACCACTATCAAGGAGCCTCACCCTGTCAACACAAACATCATTGCATCCGAAATTGTCCTGCCGTCCTTCCAGAAGATGGACGCTGTGTACTGCATCAAGGCTTACTAAGGCGAAAGGAGGAAAGCAGCATGGGAGACCAGTATTCCGAAGCGGCAGTCAAGCTGGGGCAGTACATTGCCCCTGCACTTGACCGTGAAATCACGGACGAGGACTACCCACTCTTCGACCTGCTGCTTGATTTCGCCAAAGACAAGATATTTGCGCAGGGCTACCCTTTCGGTAACAGACCGGACGAGTTGCCCTTGCAGTATCAATCGTTGCAGATACGCATTGCAGCGGAACTGTACAACCACATCGGCGCAAACGGACAGACGAGCTATACCAACAATGGTATCACTCGTGTGTGGGGAAGCTCCGACGTGGCGCAGTCCCTGCTGAATGAAGTGGTTCCGAGAGTAGGTGTTATCGGCTGATGTTCAATGGAAGCCCTCTGGACAAACGCCCGCTGTGGTATTCGAACCCGGTTGGCGAGAAAACGCCTGTTGTGGACGAGTGGGGAAACGAGACTAGCGAATCCGCATACGAATCGTGGAGTACCCCCGCAAAACTGATGCTGAACGTCAGCCCTCCTACTGGTTCTGCGGAAGCAAACCCTTTTGGCGCGTTCACGGATTATAGCTACGTTGTCAGTTCGTCCAGCAAAAAGCACAACACACCGCTTTATGAAGGTACGCACGTCTGGTTTCAGGCGGATGTTTCAAAGCCCTTCAATTACACTGTGGTCAAGGTCGCAGAGCATATCACGGATACGCTGTATGCGCTGAAAGAGGTGGCTGCAAGTGAAAATTAAAGTGAGGTTGAGCGATGCTGGACTTCGTGATGCGGAACGTCAGATACAGGAGTACAAGACCACCCTAAACAAAAAAGCTAAAGCGCTTGCTTTTCGTCTTTCGTGGCTGGGACTTGAAGTAGCAAAGGTGCGTTTCGCTAATGCGGAATACGCTGGTTCTAATGATGTGAAGTGCCATATCAACCAAAAAGACAAGACTTGCACCATCGTTGCAGAGGGCAAGTCGGTTGCCTTTATCGAGTTTGGCACTGGCGCACATCACAACGGATATGGCGGTGAACTGCCGCCCGGCGTTGGGGCGCATGGCTCCTACGGCAAAGGGCAAGGCGCAAACCGCAGATGGTACTACTACGGCGAATCTGGCAATGCTGGTACGCTTGTCAAACAGGTGGATGGCAAAGGTCAGTTGAATTACACCGATGGCAACGAGCCAGCTATGGCTATGTGGGGGGCTGTTGAGGAAATGGCTTCTCAAGTCGAAGCAACGTGGAGGGAGGTTTGGAATAGTTGATCGATTATTTCAATTTTATCTTCACGGCTGTTGCTAAGGAGCTGCGAAAGCAAGTTCCCGGCATCTTCGTTACTGGTGAAATCAATGACAGCAATGTCAAGGAGTTTCCGTGTGTGCAGATAGAGGAAAACAGTAATCTCCCGGTTCATCGTGACTCTGCCAGCCGGAGCAAGTACGCCGCTGTTTCCATGCGTGTGCGTGTATATTCCAACAAAACCAGCGGACGCATTGCGGAAGCGCGTTCCATCGTTGGAATCGTGGATTCTGTATTGGAACCGCTCAATTTCTATCGAAAGTCATTTGCCCCGTTGAATGGGCTGTACAACAATTCCGTCTATCGGATTGATTGCAGCTACAGGGCAACAATCGGAGAGGACGGAATGATTTACCGAAACTAAGGAGGTAAACATTCTATGGCGACTGGCATTTCCAGTTACGGAATTACTCTTTTTGAAGGAACTTCCGGCACTATGACCAAGCTGTGCGACATCAAGGATTATCCTGACTTGATTTCCGACCCGAACCTTTTGGATGTCACTACTCTTTCTGACCCCATGCAGAAACAGATTTTTGGCATCAACCAGTCTGACCTTAAACCTTTTAATGCGTTCTACAACAAGACGGATTACGCCGCCGTTACCGAGCGTGGCTACAAGGATTCGGACGGCGAACTCAATGCAACGCATCATTATGCTCTGAAGTTCTCTGATGGCTCTGGGTTTACTTGGGATGGTATGCACCAGTGCGGTATGTCCGGCGCAGGCGTTGATGAACCGTTGGAGTTCCCCATCAACATTATTTTCCTGAGTAAACCCAAATGGGCTGAAACGGTTTCTCTTGACATTTCCTAATACATCTTAATCAAATCAATCAAGCCGGGCAGAACTGAACAATGGATTTGGTTCTGCCCCTATTTATAAAGGAGAGCATTTATTATGGCTGCTAAGGTTATCAACTTTCATTCCCCCGATGGTAAGAACACTTACGAGCTGACCTTCACCCGTGACAGCGTGGAAGCTACCGAACGTGCAGGTTTTCAGATTGGCCAGTACACCCAGATGACCAATCTGCTGTCCAACTCTCGCGCTCTGTTCTACGGCGCTTTCATCGCACGGAACAAGGGCATCAAGCGCAAGGTTGTGGACGAGATGTTCCAGCACATCGAGGATAAGGAAGACCTGATGGGCATTCTGCTTGAGATGTTCATGGATGCTTCCAAGTCCCTGCTGGCAACTGACACTGAGGACAAGACCGCAAAAAACGCAACGTGGGAGATTGTGTAACTGCACAATCTCAGGAAGCAGACGGAGATGGAGAGCCGTTCTCCTTCTCCAAGCTCTTCCACGATGTAGAAGCCTATTACATCTCCATTGGCATGACCTACGACCAGTTCTGGTACGGCGATGTCTGGCTGGCAAAGGTCTACCGTGACGCAGAGGAGCTGCGGGAACGCAGAGCCAACACGGAAGCGTGGAGAAATGGCTTTTACATGGCATCTGCGCTTTCCTCTACGGTTGGCAATATGTTCCGTAAGAAAGGGTCTAGCCCCATCAAGTACATGGATAGGCCGATTCCCCTTACTCAAAAGGAGAAAGACGAGTATGAATACCAACGCGCAGTTGAGGCGCAGGAGCGAATCAAGAGAATGATGTTCTCTATGATGGAAAGTGATGGTGGTAGTGATGGCTGATGTTGATATTACGAGCTTATCCGTAGAGATTTCTGCGGAATCGCAAGGCGCAGAGCTTAATATCAACAAGCTTACTGCCGCCATTTCTAATTTGCGGACGAAGGGAAATGTCACGAAGGTTGTGAACAGCCTTGACAAGCTGGCTAGTTCCATTGCAACGCTGAAACAGGCATCCGCCGGAATGTCCGGGCTGGACAAAATTACCAGCTTTTTGAATGGGCTTTCCAGCGTCAACACGACCGCAAGCACAAAGAGCATCAACACGGTCGTAAATGCAATCAAGAAGATCCCTGCGGCTGTGTCTGGCTTGAACGGCGTGGACTTTTACTCTATGTCTGGAAGCATTACTCAGCTTACTAACGCTTTGGCTCCATTGTCCATTCTGGACGCATCGAGCCTTAAAGCTCTTGGCAGTGCTTTTAATGCGATTGGAAAGGTTCCAGACCTGACCGAAAAGCTAAAAGCGGCTGACCTTGATTCTTTTGCAAGTTCTTGCCAGAAGATTTCTACTGCCATTACTCCTCTTGCATCTCAGCTTGACAAGGTGGGCAACGCATTTGCAAAGCTCCCTTCGCAGTTGAGCAAGGTGGTTACACAGGCTAACCGTGTGACCGCTGCCAACGAAAAGCAGCGCAAGAGTTACCTCAGCCTGTCCAATCAGATGAACGGCTTTATGCGGAACATGGCAAAGCTGGTTTCGTTGAAAGCTATCGCTGAGTATCTTGGCAACGCTGTTGCGAAGTTTAATGACTTCTATGAAGCAACAGACCTGTTTCATAATGCTATGGGCAATTTGAGCGGTGAAGCCGATACGCTCATTAGCAAGATGCAGGGCTTGCTTGGCGTTGACCCAACCAAAGCAATGACCTACATGGCTACCATCCAGAGCTTGGGCACTTCGTTTGGGCTGGCCAGCGACAAAGCATACGTTCTGTCCAAGAACCTGACTCAGCTTGCCTATGACGAAGGCTCCTATTGGAACAAGGACGTTGCAGAAACCTTTACCGCAATGTCCTCCGCAATCTCTGGCGAGATTGAGCCTATTCGCCGTTTGGGCGTTGACCTGTCTCAGGCACGGTTGCAGCAGGAACTTCTTGCTTTGGGCTTTAACAAGCAGGTTTCTAGCCTGTCTCAGGCAGATAAGGCGGTTCTGCGTTACATTGCCATTATGAAGCAGACTGCCAACGTGCAGGGCAACCTTGCACAGACCATCCAAAGCCCTGCGAACCAGATTAAGATTCTGAAAGCGCAGCTGGATATGCTGGCGAAGTCTGTTGGCTCTCTGCTCTACCCTGCCCTAAAATCCATTCTCCCTCCGCTGATTGCCGCTGTTCAGCTCATTCGAGAATTTGTTGAGTGGGTGGCAAAGCTGATGGGTGTGAAGGTCGTGTTCACTGATTTCACCAAGAGCGCTGACAGCGTTGGCGGCATCGGTGACGCGATGGATGACACAGCCGATTCGACAAAGAAGGCCGCCAAAGCCCTCAAGGACTACACGATGGGCTTTGATGAATTGAACATCATTGACCCCACACAGGGAAGCTCCGGCTCTGGCGGCGGTGCATCCGCTGGCAACATCTTGGGCGATGTAGACCCGTCCGGCTACGATATGTTCAAGCAGTACAATGAAGAGTTTGCAAAGCAGATTGATGCTATAAAGCAGAAAATCAAAGATATGCTGCCGGTTATTGGCGCTATTTCTGCTGCACTCGCATTGTGGAAAATCACCAATTTCCTGACGGACATTGCAACAGCAATTTCTAAAATGACGGATTTGCAAAAGTTGGCTTTTTCGATTGCAACAGTTGTTGTCGAAGCATCGTTAGTATTCAGTTTTGCAAAAGGCTACGCATCTAGTGGAAATCCTCTTGAGCTTTTAGGCGAAGTGGTGTCTGCTGCGTTTGGCTCTTTTGTTCTTTGGCGCACAATGGGTGCGGATGGCGTTACGCTTGGCATGGGCATCGCTTTTGTGGCGAGCCTTGCAGGTCTTACTTATGCACTTGGTACTGGCGAAGCCAATCTTGGCGATGCAAGCACATGGATTCAGGCTGCTTTAACAACGGCATTCGGTTCTATTACTGGTATCACACTTCTCACCAATCTTGGAGCAGCCGCTGGTACAGCCGCAACACTTTCTATCGGTCTTGCAGGTCTTATTACCTTTGCGGGAATTACATTCTCGCTTGGCGAAAAGCTGAAAGAATTTCCTGTTCTTGACACCATCATCACTGCTCTGATGGGGATTTTTGGCGGTGCTGCTGGTGCTGGCGTTGCATTACTTGTTGGTGCAAGCCTTCCTGTTGCTGGGGCCGTTGCCGCTGTTGGTGTCGGTATTGGCCTTGTTCTTCACTGGGCTGGTATCAAATGGGGCGCTAAAGAGAGCGGCGAAAAAACAGATGCTGCCGCAGAAGCCGACATTAAAATGCATTATGTCGAAAATGTTTTTGAGCAGCGTATCGATGCCATCAAACAAATCATTGTCACTAAGTGGAACGCTGTCATTGACTTTATGACTTCTCTGCCTGAAAAGGTTGGGAACATCGTAAGTAGCATTGGCGAGTGGTTCAGCTCCCTTCCTGAAAAAATCGGCTATGCCCTTGGCTTTGCCGTCGGCAAAATCGGGGAGTGGGTCGGAAACATGATTGTTACTGTAACAACCGAAGTTCCAAAAATCGTTTCGTCTGTTGTTAAGTTTTTTGAAGAATTGCCGGGGAATATTTGGACTGCAATCCTCAAAGCTCTTGACGTTATTTCTAAATGGCGGGAGCGCATGATAGCTTTCGTTGTTGTTGAAGTTCCAAAAATCATTTCGTCTATTGTCGGCGAGTTCAAAAAGCTTCCTGACGAATTGAGAAAGCTTGGAAAATTCATCTGGGATGGCCTAATCAACGGCCTAAAAGATGCATGGAGTACCGTTACAAATGGTATTAAGAGCTTCACTGATGGTTTTGTCAATGGCTTCAAAGATGCGCTTGAAATTCATTCTCCTTCGCAAGTGTTTCACCAAATCGGTGTTTATGTCGTTCAAGGCCTTGCAAACGGTATCACTGGCTCTCTCGGTTATGTCAACGATGCTATGAATAAACTCGTAGACGCCACCAAGGTCAAGGGAGAAGAGATAGCGAACTATGGCATTGACTGCGGCACAAGCTACGTCAACGGCATCATTTCCGGGCTAGACTCTAAGTGGGCCGAACTCGATAACAACCTCAAAACCGACTTCTTCGGTACGGCGCAAACTTTCATTCAGGCCGCGCAGAGCGGCGATTGGAAAACAGTCGGCACTACCATTGCAGCTGGCATTTGGGGTGCTATGGGCGATGAGCAGCGTAAACGCGCCAAGTCCGTTGCAAGCGATTTGCTTGGCAGGCTGAGCAAAGAACTGAAAAGCCAAGCTTCTTCTCTGCTGAATACAGCCGCTACCATTGGCAAAAATCTGGTGAGCGCACTGACTCAGAACTTCGGAAAGGTTTCCGCTGAAACTCAGACGATGCTTTCCGGCATTACGCAGGCTTTCGGAAACGTGAAGTCTCCTCTCGCAACGGCAGCTAAAGCCATCAGTGCGGCGCTCTCTGGTGGTTTACTCAGCTCTTTTCCGACAATTTTCGCTGGGTTTGCCGGGCTGGTAAGCACCATCGGAACCGCAGTGGCGGGAATGCTTTCTGCTGTGGGTGCCGCCCTCAGTGCTACGATTTTTGGCCTTCCCGCTGGAATCGTAGCCCTTGCTGCTGCCGCGACCCTTGGCGTTGCAATCGCTGGAATCGTATCGAAACTTGGCGGCGGCCGGTCTACCAGTAGTTACAGGGATACATCTCAGTACGTTGGAAGCTCTAGTTACAATTCCTCGACATCCAGTTCTTCTTATGGCGGCACTTATTCTGCGGCCGGAGGAAACTCTGAGGACATGAGAGACGCTGTGTACAACGGTTGCTATAACGCATTCCTTGACATTTGGCAGCGTTATGGCGAAGAGCTGTTGAAAGAACAGAACGTGAACGTATATCTTGACGGCAAGCAAATTGCCGCCTCTGTTGATAAAGTGAAGAAAGACCGGGGCGTATCCATTATGGGCACTGAGGTTTACTCTTATTAAGAAAGGATGGTTTCGATGGCTAATATTCCTGCACTGGTTACGGTGAACGGCGTAGAGCTACCGGAACCGTCCTCTTATGAGGGAACTACCAGTACTATCGTAGACTCTGGACGAAATGTTCAAGGCAAAGTCGTTGGAGCTGTCGTGCGGCATGACGTAGCAAAAGTCACGATGTCTTGGAATTATCTTACTGCCAAGCAATGGGCTACCATTCTAAGCCTATTTACTGCTAATTTTTACTGCTCTGTTCGGTTTTACAATCAGGCGACCGCAGGATACACGACGCGGCAGATGTATGTTTCTGATCGAACTGCCGGAATGTGGCGCAGAAGCCCGAACAACGGCAGTGTTATGGGGTGGACTGGCGCAAAATTGTCTCTTGTTGAGGTGTAATGTATGGAAAGAACTACCGACAAATGGATGCAGAAGTTCAACGATACACTTGTACCGGAAACTTTTGTTGAGATAACGGTTGGCATCACTGCACCGGGTGTAAACAAAAAGGCAAAGTTCGTCACGTCTGCTATGAGCGCTTTTGCAAGCGCGAATGCTCTTTCACAGGCGGGAGTGGCTTCCTTTACAAAATATGGCACAGGAGAGCCTAATCTTTGTGTGCTTGATGGAAGCTGCAAAGTTGTTCCCGCTTCTGCTCCGTATGAAAACACCGGGTTTGTCAGCTCTACAATCTTCAGCACTTCTAACCATCCTGTCCTTTTTGCCATGTTTTTCAATGAGGTAAAATCTTCCGTTCCGGGCGTCAATATTATCTGGTCGTCTATTTTCAACGAATACGCTACCAGCTTCAAAGTCACTTCTTATCTTGGCACGCAAGAGCTTAATTCTGTCACCGTTACAGGGAATACATCGGTATCCTCTGATGTGGAGATTGAGCTGAACGGGTTTGATTTCGTTAAAGTAGAAGTTTTGGATTGGTGCATTCCGAATCGCAAGGCCCGGATTGAACAGTTCAGAATTGGACGATATCTGATTTTTGACAAGACGAAAATCCTTTCCTTTCGTCACACCTCTTCTCGTGACCCGATTTCCGGTCAGCTTTCACAGGAAAGTATTTCGTTTAGTCTTGATAACAGCGACCGTACATGGGATTCTGTCAATCCTCAAGGCATCTACAAGTATATTTACGAACGTCAGCCCATCTCTGTGCGCTACGGCATAGATATTGATGGTAAGGTCGAGTGGGTCAATGGTGGCAAGTTCTTCCTGTCGGAGTGGAGCGTTCCTGCTAACAGTATTGAGGCAAGCTTTTCCGCCCGCGACTCCTTTCTTTACTTGATGTCCACTACCTACACCGGCAGAAAATACGGTACGCTCTATGAGATGTGTTACGACGCTTTGGAGCTGTTGGAGGCAGATGAAATCACATTCGATATTTCGGACGAACTGAAAGATTATTCTGCTGACATCTCTTCGGATGGCTCTTCGTATAAAAACTCTGATATTTTGCAGCTTGCGGCCAACGCAGCGGGCATGGCACTATATCAGACGCGAGATGGCGTTATCACCATCAAGCGGGCGTATGAATTTGGCTCCGGTACGGATGTTGAGGACATCACTCTTCTCAACAATTATTCTTGGCCTGAAATCACTTTCGCACAAAACCTTCTTAATGTCACGACCTCTGTTGGGAACAAAACATACGCTTACCCTGAAAACCCTTCCGGGCGTGGCGTATCCCAGAGCTTGAGCAACGCTCTTCTTTCTGAGTCTACGCTTGAAAAGTCTCGAAACGCCCTTACGGAATCTTACAGCGTGCTTTCTAATCGGCGCAAAGCCACTTTGGAATATCGAGCCAGTCCCACAACGGACGCTTTGGATTTCGTGAAAATCCATCATCAGTTCGATTACAGCGCAACTCTGTTACTAACAAATGTGTCTTATACCTACAATGGATGCTTTAAAGGCAAACTTGAAGGATATATGATGGCAGATGTTAAGTCTTTGACTGTAGACAAATCCAACGAGACACTCGAGTGGGGACAGTCTGTAGTGATCACCGCTGTCCTTTCCCCCGCTTCCCAAGATTCGCCTAAAATCAGTTGGTCTGCATCTCCAGAAGGCATCGTTTCCCTCCATGTGCTTACCAATACAGAGGGAAAGTCCACCTGTCAGGTCAAATGGAACTCCCCCGGCACAACTATTGTTACTGCTTCTGCTGGTGGCAATTCTGCCAGCTGTTCGTTCATCACCACTGAATATTATCTTTCCAATATTCCGGAGGGCAAGACGGTGCTTATGGACGAGGGGAGCAACGTCGTGGAGTTCATTATCGCCAAGCATGACTATGAGAGCGAGCTGAACGGGGCAGGACGTACGCTTTTGATTCGTAAGCGTTATCCAGTCCTTATGAGTTGGGACTCCAGTTGGTCTGCTTATGCACAGAGCGATATAAATACATGGCTTAATGGCGAGTATCTCAATACCTTCTCTTCGGCACAAAAAGAAGCGATTGGCAGCACTACATTTTATTACACTCCCGGCTTTACTGCTATGGATTTCTCTGTTGGAAGCAGCAAGGTGAGCACTATGTCTAAAGCTGTATTTTTGCCTTCTGCGCATGAATTTGGAGCCGATTGCGAAGGAAATGACGTTTTTGGCTGGACAAAGAACTCTCCTGACTATAAATACAATGAAGGAACTTCGTTCCCGCAGGCCAAGGGCATATTGGAATCCATGCTTGCTGCCGATAATGCAGCTATCACTGATGGTAGCTGCCGTGTGTTTACTCGAACTCCTTACCTTTATAGTGCCTCGTATGCCTCTGGTTACCATTCCAGCGACCGTAAAGATTTTCTGAGTAGGATGGTTACAACTCTTGAAGACACTGTCATCTATGGAAATTCTGGATTTTCAGTATTGTGGGGTCATACAGCTGCCGCGGGGCCTAATTTGCTCTATTATTGCGCACATCCTTCGTTTACCCTGCCCGAAACCACACAAATCGATGCCAATGGCAAATTAGTTTTTTGAAAGGTGATTACATGGCAACATGGATTACAGACCGCACACAAGCGGATATTGACCGCGTAAAAGAAATCGCTGTCAAAGCCAGAACCGGCACATGGACAGAAGAGGAGCAGCAAGAATGGGCCGCTGGCATGAAAGGCGCACTCAGCTACACCGATTACAACCGCATTGAAAACGGAATCAAGGAGCTTGCCGAAATCGTTGGCGCAGATTATTCCGCAAGAATTGTTCAAAAAAAAGTAGAAGTTGTTACAGCGAGAAACCAAGACGGCGATATTCCATCGTGGGACACCTCCCCCTCCCACGCCGAGTTCTTTGTGCCGCTGACTGCTAAAAAGTCCGGTTTGCTGCTCCACTCGATGTCCTTCCGCATCAAGGGGTTTGTGGCCGGAACAAGCCGGGCTATCCTGCGTAAAGCAGGAAATAATACCCCGCTGGTGGATCTCTCACTGATGCTTATCCGGGGCTACAACGACGTGACCCTTGACATGGGAGACCTTCCACTCGAAAAGGGCGTGGAGTATCAGCTGTATATGTCCGCTGTCAACAACTTCTATCCGCCTTCGGTGGAACCCGAGTGGGTGGTAGAGAATGATCTTATCGACATCGCCAACGCCAGCGCTTACTACGATGGAGACAGCAAGATTCTCTTCTCTGGCACTGCTACGGTCATTGAGACTACGGAAACAGTCTGGGGCGTAGATGACTACTTGACTACTGATGACTGCACTAGATGGCTGAGCAACATATCCTCCATTCGTTCAAAATGCAGCGGAAAAAGTTCCACTCCTGAAACTCCGGGAAGCTTTAGCTATCGTTTTTCGATTGTCAATCAATTGGAAAAGGTTTTGTTTGATATTGAAGCGATGGCCAAAGACCATTCAATCTATTGTTCTGAGCTTATATGTGGAGGTGAACCCTATTATGCGGTTTATTGACAGACGAGCAAAATACCCGGGCCGTTGGACGATGAAAAAGTCCAACGGCACATCAGAGGTCGTCACTCTCGTCCGTAACGACGAGCCTATCGTTGAAGGCACGCCAATGAACGCGGATACGTTCAATTCTCTTTTTCTAAACAACGATTCCGACACCGCAAAAACCGCCTCACTGGTGGATTATCTGTGTCTCCTTGATGGCGTGCCCATCGAAAGCAGCGTCACTCCCAAAGATGCATACACCGCTGGCCACTGGAACAAAGGCATGGTCAAGCTGCTGGTGGAGCGTCAGCGCTTGACTGCTGCGGAGTACGAAAACGTCACCGGCGAGCCTTACACCGCATAAGAGAGGAGCACGCTTATGATTGAGCTTGGCGTATCTCTTACCTCCAACGGCGCTGCAAAGCTGGCAGGCTATGAGCAGATGCTGCGCTTCGGCTACACCAAGAACCGGGGCGTGTACCGCCTTGCTGTCACCGCTTCCGGTGAGTGGGAAGGGCTGGCTATCCGCTGCTTCTGGCACGTCCCGGACGGCAAAGACCCGCCCTCCTCGCTGGTGGTGGACGGCTATGTGGACGTGCCTGCCGGCGTGACCGCACAGCCGGGCAACGGCTGTATCACCTTTGAGGGCAGCGACGGCACCAAGACTGTGACCAGCGCAGACCTGCGCTACCGGGTGGCTGCAAACTCCGGCACGGAGGACGGCACAGAGCCGGAACCGGGAACGCCTGCATGGCAGGCTTTTGTGGATGCCGTGAAGGAATCGGCAGCATCGGCGGAGCAGTCCAAAACGGAAGCGTTGGATGCAGCAGAGCGGGCCGGGGCATCTGCCGATGAAGCGGCAGCGAGCGCGGCATCAGCACTGGTAAGCGCGGAGAGCGCCGAGAAAAACGCCCTGTCCTCCGCTACCAGCGCTGCCGAAGCCACCCGTCAGGCAGAGCTTGCCGCACAGGCAGCAGAGAACAAAGGCTTTTTGTATCTGGAAGACGATGACAACAGCGGCATTTTGTCGCTTGTGGTATCGGATAACCTCACCGACGACGTCACCTTGCAGGATGACGGTCAGGGCAATTTGGAGGTGGTATATAAATGAGCAAGAAAATGAAAATCGGCCCATACAGTGCCTACGCGATCGCCGTCAAGTACGGGTATATCGGCACGGAGGAGCAGTGGGTCAAGGAGCAGGAAGCGAACCGCGTCGCTTCGGAACAGGCCGCACAGCAAGCAGAACAAGCGCGGAATGACGCAGAATCCGCAGCGGCCCGTGCTGAAACTGCCCAGCAGCAGACCGAAGAAGTCCGCACTGACGCGCTGGACAAAATCGGCTCTGCGAAATCCGATGCGCTGGAGGCTGTAGCAGCCAAGCAGACGTCCGCAACTGCTGCGGTGGATACGGCCAAGGCCAGTGCCCTCAACGACGTGGAAGCAGCTAAGAGCGCGGCAGTAAAGGCCGTGACCGATACGCAGTCTACCGCTACGCAGGCCGTCGATGCTGCCCGGGACAAAGCCGTCGATCAGGTAAATGCCGCCACAGAAGCCGCAAAGACCGCAGCCAATGAAGCTGCCACCAGTGCAGGCAATGCGTCTACAAGCGCCCAGCAGGCCGCCGACAGCTTGCAGGAGCTTAAGGACGGCATCGCCAGTGGCAACTTCAAAGGCGAAAAGGGTGACAGAGGTGAAAAAGGAGACATCGGTGAGACTGGCCCTGCCGCCACTGTCGCAGTCGGTACCGTGACCGGCCTTGGCGCTGGTGCCGCTCCGACCGTCACAAACTCCGGCGATGAGCACAATGCTGTGCTGGACTTTGGCATCCCCACCGCGAGCGCCATCGACATTGCCGTTAACGTGCTCTTTAAGCTCCCCCGCACTGGAAAGGTCTACACCGTAAAAATCCCACGCTTTGCGTCGAACCCCACCGTCAACTGCGAGAAGCTGGACGACAACGCGGGCCTTGTGTGCGAGCCGTCCACCGACACTGTCGAGGGGCGGGATGACTATGCCGACATTCCCCTTTTCAAGTGGTACAACTGCAACTACAAAAGAGACACAAGCGGCCACGCCTACCCTACAGCTATCGAGCATCTGAGCGACGATTACCGCAAGACTGGCGCTGTGGATGTGGGTGTTATCCAGATGACTCCTTACGTCAGGTGGGATGACAGCGACCCGGATTATATTCTGTGGTCTATCACCGACTCCCCGCGAGACGGATTTACCCCGTGGGCCGCTGCCAAGTCTGGCGACACCGTATACCCCTATGTCGTTCACTCAAAGTTCTTTAGTGGCGTGGGTGAGGATGGGCTTCTGCGAAGCGTATATGATCTCGTTCCTGCACGCAACCAGTCGTACTACAGCCTGATTACAGACTACGCCAAGAAGGGCGCTGGCTATAAGGGCGCAGGCGGTGAACGGGTCGCGTGGCAAATCCTTTTTAACGCCATCAAGTGCGCTGTGAAATCCAGTCAGGAAAAGTATGCAGGCACTACGGGCTATAATTTGCAGTATTCCGCAGCTATCCAGCGCAGTGAGAAGCTGACCTACTTCCCTGTCACAGCGGCGCAGGCGAAGAACTTGCTGGTCGGAAGCTACGTCTCTATCGGATATGGCTCGAATAACAATGGCACTGTCAATATCGACCGCAGCGGCGCCACCATGCACAGCTACGCCTCCGGCGCCAAAATCCTCAAAATCGAGGCCCTCGATGATACGACCAGTGCTGTGTATCTGGACTGCGACGCTTTTGACACGATGCCTGTCGCTCTGTCTGACACCCTGAACGCACCTATCACTCTGTCTACGATATACTGGTGCAGCGGCACAACGGACGCAGTCATCGGCCACCATGATGGCAGCCCCGGCAGCAATACGGATGCTAAGCACCCCTATCGTGTGCAGGGCATCGAGTATGCTGTGGGCGGCTATGAAGTGCTCAGTGATGTGGTACTCGCCTTTGACGACAGTAACGGCAAGGACATATATGTCTGTCCTGCTGGCGTAGCGCATACCAAGACCGATGCGGAGATTCTGGCGAAGTATAAAAAGGTCGGCAACTTTCCTGCGGGTAACTTCTGGATTGGAGACATCGGCTTCGACCCGGAAACCTGCGTAACGTGGCCTGCAACGCAAGGCTCCGGAGATAAAACAGGCGTCGGCGACTACGTCCATGGTGGTGGAAACGCAAGCAAGAACACCCTGCGCGAATACTTGCAAGGCGGTGATCTCGGGCAGTGGTCGACTGCGGGCGCTTCGCATGTGTATTGCTGGCGCTGGCTTGGGGGCGGGTACTGGCATTGCTTGGCCGCCGATTGACACTTTGCGCCGGGGGTGAATGCCGCTTGCGGCAGAGGGGGGAATCCCACTGAAAGCAATGCGGCATGAGACAACTATAAATGAAAGGAGTTGTAGCACATGAAAGCAAACTTCGATGCAGAGCAGCCCGCCGTCCGATCTGTACGTGACGGCCATACGCTGTATATCTTTATCTGTGTCAACGGCCAGTGGACGGAGCAGCAGTATGACGAATCACAGCCTGCACAGCAGGTGTGGGAATGCGACTACCGGGAAATCGTGGCTGATGAGAGCAAAATCGACCTTGAGAAGGTCACGGCTGCTCCTGAAAAGTATCTGGATTGGACGGATCCTGTCGAGAAGACTGACGCCGAAAAAATCGCAGAGCTTCAGGAGAAGAACGAGATGCTCACACAATGTCTGATGGAAATGTCGGAGATTGTTTATGCATAAAATCACACAAAAAATCGAAAGGATGGTACTTATGATGGCTATGTTATGGGCACAGGAAATTATGTCTGCTGAGACTGTGGAGGAGGCAAAGGCTCTGTATGAGCGCTGCCCTCGTCTGCTGAAGCCGAAGGTGAAGGACATCCTCGTCAAGAGCGGCTTTGAGGAAATCGTAGGCGAAAGCAACGCCTGAGAAAGGACGTGGTTGTATGAGCTTTCTTGAGTTTTTGAGCAGCCTCTTTGCGGGCCTTTTCGGCCCTTACCACCCCTCCGCAGACGCCTCTCCCGAGGTGTCCGCTGTGGACACCAAAGCCTCCGCTCCTCCCGGCTGGGAGGGCGACCCGCCCTACAGGTACATCGACGTGAGCCGTTATCAGGGCAAAATCACCCTCGACGGCTGGCGCAAAGTCAAGGCGGCGGGCTACAAAGGTGTCATGCTCAAGACGGTATCCACCAACAAAAAGCTCAGCTCCCGGGCGGACGGCCTCTACATTGACCCGACCTTTGAGGATAACTACCGCAACGCCAAAGCTGCCGGGCTGGACGTGGGCGTTTACTACTACACCTACGCCACCAGCGAGGCGATGGCCGATGCAGAGCTTGCCCTACTGCGGCAGGCGGTGTACGGCAAGGAGCTTTCTCTCCCCGTTTGCGTGGACGTGGAGGAAAACAAGCTCAAGCCCATGAGCACCCTCGACCTCACCAACCTCACCGCTTACGCGCTGGAACAGGTGGAGAAGATGGGCTTTTACGCCCAGCTGTACACCTACACCGGCTACAAGTACGAGCTGGATATGGCTCGTCTGTCCTCTCGATGGGACGTGTGGCTGGCCGATTACACCGGAAAGGCCCCCAAAGTGAGCTTTAAGTACAACGCTCACCAGCATACCAGCAAGGGCGCTGTGCCGGGCATCAACGGCAACGTAGACCTCAACGTCACTACCCTCAACTACCCCCGTATCATCAGAAAGAAGGGCCTGACCCGTCTCCGGGAGGGCGCATGACTAAAGAGCAGGCTCTTTTGTGGGTGCTGGGCGTTGTTGGCAGCGTGTGTGCAGGAGCGGTCACGCTGGACAAAGTCTTGGACATCATCCACAAGTATATCAAAAAGGCGCAGGCTCCCGACGCCGCGCAAAACCAGCGGCTTGACGCTATCGAGCAACGGCTGGGCGCAGTCGAAAGCATCTCGTCTCAGCACGCAGCGGCCTTAAAACGCGACCTCACCCGCTTCGACGCAATCGACGAGGAGATTTGCTTGGCCCTTGATGGTGTGCGGAATCTTTTGGATGCTCAGCTCTCCGGGGACAATCACGAAGGGATGCAGAAAAGCAAGGCTAGCATCGACAATTATCTTTTGAAAGGAGTTACCAATCATGGAAGCAATCAATGAAATTTTGAGCATCATTCCTGTTCCTGTGGCCGTCATCCTGATGCTGGGTGGACTCGTCTTCTACGCCATCGGCGGCATCCGTCTGGGCTACGGCGCGGCAGTCAAAAATCTGGTGCTTAACCTCATCACTCAGGCAGAGCGGGAGATTCAGGGCACCAAGCGCGGCGCAGAGCGCAAGGCGTGGTGCGTCAAGATGTTGCGTCTCTATCTGGACAATAGCAAGCTGGGCAGGCTGGTCTCGTGGGCCATCACAGAAGAGACCATGAGCAAAGTGATTCAGTTTTTCTTTGACCGTGCAAAGGCGGCACTGCAAAAGCAGTAATGAGGATACATACTATGATTATTACCGGTATGGAAGAATATGAAAGCGTGTGCAAGAATGCACTGGTTGAGTGGTACAACGCGCACCGCGAGACCAAAATCACCCTCGAAAACATCTTTGTGGTCTGGGCTTGCAAGACGCTCCAGAACTACAAGGCACTGTTGTCTACCACCGTAAGCGGTGACGGGATCTATGCCGAGTACACCTACAACGGCGACAAGCAGGAGCTATACGAGGATGTGTACGGCAAGCTGACCAATCGCCGCATCACGCAGCAGTAAGGAGGTTATCATGGCAAGTACTACATACAAGCAACTGCCGCGCTATTACTACGACCAGCGCGCATACCCGATTTTGTGGCCCGCAGTGCGTGACAATTTTGCCAACGGCGGCAAAATGGGACATTTCCGTGCCGTGACCGCTCGAGTTCGCAACGCCGGACAGCTGCCGCAGCCTTTCTGGCTCGGTGCTGCCTGTGGCGGCGGCTCGCGTAGTGCTGCCCGCTGCGCTGCAAGGACTTGACCGACAGCAGATGACCGCTGCCATCAAAAACGCACCGCTTGGGAGGGTAGACCGTAAGATAGCCTTACTGCGATACGTTGAGCGGCTCCCGCTGCCGGACATTGCAGCACAGACACATTACAGCCGGACAGCGATAGGATACCGGCTGAAAGGCATTACAAAAATTTTTGAGTAAAGCAAACCCCCGGTGTTCCGTTTGGAGCATCGGGGGTTTCTTTATGCCAGTTCCAGTGCCTCCTTTATCGTCTTGCAACGACAGGACACGCTGTGCATGAACCGGCTCGCTTCTTCGTAGGTGACAAAGCGAACGGTGGCGTCTGCACCGATTTCATCCTTTTCCCGCAGGGTCACAGAGTATACCCTGCCTTCGGGGAAGTCACTGTTGACCATCGGCTTCCTGTTCGGCATAAACGGAGACGGGATGGAGGTGAGCTCTCCGCTCAATACAGTGCAAAATTCGTCGTAGTGGCTCATCCCGTCTTCCGTAATGAGGTCTGGATTTTTGATTTTGCTATTCATAATCAGCCTTCCTTTCAGTTATATATAGCCCACGAATCTCATCTGGTTAAGGTTATCAGATTATAATGCTCAGCGCTTATATATTTGCGCTCTCACTGTTTGCTTTTCTCCATTCGTCTGGGATTTTTGACAATGCACTTGTCTTGGGGTCGTAAATAGGCTTGTCATAGGGACGATATTTAATACTTCCAGCAACCGTTTGCTCT